TTCTAGGCCAATAGATAGGGAGTGAGCCGGTATGATCTGAATTTCAATTACGACGGAGTCTTCCTTAGGAGCGTCATCGTCGGGTTCCTTAACGTCCTTCACTCGAATGTCACCTGGAAGTACCAGATCGGGACAAGCTGGGACGACACGATCGATGTGACCGTTCCGTTCTACTATGGCACTGCGGGCCAGGAGAGGTACCTACAGGACAATTTCCTGAACGACACGATAACTGACCCTGACAACGAGAAGGCCGAGGGCCCATACAACCAGGTCCCAAGGGGAGTGGTCAATCTCGTGTCGGTCAACGTTCCTACCGGTGACATCGTCAACAAGACGATCCGGACAACCGTCCAAAGGAGACAGGCGGATGGATCCCTTCGTGCTATGTCTGAGGAGACCTTCTGGATCCCGCTGGATCTCCAGTTCGATGTCACGGTCAAGGTGCCTTCGCTGATCGACCAGCTACGTTGCACCGAGCGAATGCTCACATCATTCTACAAGAACAAGCCGTTTCGAGTGGACGTCGTCTCCACGAGGATCGACTGCTACGCTTCCATGCCAGAGGCGATGGAAGGCGAGAGGATGATGAACTTCAAGTTCGAGGACCGGAAGGTGTACAACGTCAAGTGCACGATGAACGTCAGGACCGCCTTGCCGGCCTACGCTCCTGGTTCGGAGATCTTCAGCGGCAACAAGATCGAATCGTTCGAGAGGAATTTGGAGATGCATTCCAGCAGCTCGACTGGAGCAACTGGCCTCAGTTCCAATGTGGGAGCCACCAGTTTGCCAAGGATAGTCTTCCCAGATCGAGCTGGATCCACTGGCCCGATCAAGACTCCGGCGTGGCCAGCGCCTGGCAGCGGTCATTTGCCTCCTCACTGATCCCAGCGGGATAGATAGGCGCATCATGAGTGTAAAGACCTATGAGCGCTTCCTGGCCGAGAATCTCGCCGGTGAGTATTGCTACTATGGACCCGGATCCCTTGTCCCACTGGTTCGGAAACTCTACGATGAAGGCAAATCCATCCAGATCGTCTCGACATTCCTGAGGACCCTTGGGATCGATCAGAGAAGGATGGACTATGTCATCGGAGTCGTTTTCGGGCAAGAAGCCAACATCCAGGAGACCAGCATCTTCGAGGACGATGTCGACGACCTGATCTCGACTGACATGGAAGACGACCTCGCTGGCAAGAAGAAGGACGACGAGGAAGACAAGGACAAGGAAGACAAGGACAAGGATAAAGAAGACGACGAGGAGGACGATGACGAGGAGGACGGCGCCGACAAATCGGATGCCACCAAACTGCTCAAGCAGATCTTGGATGACCAGGAGAAGATGGATAAGATCAAGTCCATCCTGAAAGAGCATAAGACGTCGGACATGCCATCCGACTTGACACCAGAGAACATCAGGGCTTATGAGGCCAGCCTCCGAGACAGCCTGACCAACCAAAACACCAATCAATGAACATCGTCCGCACGAAGCTCAAGGACTTCAAGCTGTCCGAGAAGCTCAAGGCCCTGAGCGAATCTGCCAGGACCACAGTGGCCATCGCCGCCATCTCCAGGTTCCAGGGAGATTCAAACAAGCTGGACGAGATCTACGAGTCCGAGAACAGGCTCCCATACGATCAGTTCACGAGCGACAGCCTCAACCTCTTCGAGGCCATGAAGCTGGGCCTCTCGAGGTACAGCCACGATTCGAGGATCGATTCGTTCCTGAAGGAATGCAACGGGTTCGTGAGCGACCATTCCATGCACCTGATGCTGGAACGCGCGATCCAACGCCTTTCGACTTCAAGGGACAAGGCAGCGTTCGCATCCGCTATCGATGTGCTGAGGAAAGCCTCCAACAGCGCCGCGCCATCCACCTACGTGGTGGAGAACCTGGCATCCAGCCGTTGGATCCCAGATGTCAACTTCATCTTCACACAGGCCCTCGCTTCCGTCGGTTCGATCGATGACAAGAGCAGCCCGTTCACTGTCTCGAAGGTGCTTTCTGTGACCGAGGAGCTCGATGGATCCACTGTCTTCTTCTCCGATGGTCTCGTCCTCGAGAGCGATGGCAAATCCGTCAAGGTCAGCTCAAAGCAACCCACACAGAAGTCGATCGACTTGCAGCGTGTGCTCGAATCTTGCAGGTTCGATGGCGATCGTGTCAGCTGCTTCCCGAACAGGAGGACCGTCATCAGCTACGATCTCAAGACGAACGAATGCTTCGTCAACGGTTCGAAGGCAGATCCAACGACCCTGAATTCCAGGCTGCTGGCCAATGGCCTGGCCCGCCTGGATGAGATGTCGATGGTCGACCACTTCATGGAACTCGTCAGCGAGTCTGGCCCAATGACGGAGATCGACTTCGGCTACCGTGTCAACTCCAGCAATGGCAAACGCAGCGTTTCGGTCTACAAGGTTGGTGGGAACGTCTTCGTCCAGCGCAAGGATCGTGAGATGGGCAACTCGATCGACCAACTCGGTGTCAATGAATCCATCAAGGAAGTCCGTGAGTTCATGGAATATGACATCACGGAATCCGTCAAGGATCTGTTGCCGATCGAAGACAAGGTGAAAGTCGATAATAGCGCAGAGATCAAGAAGCTTGAAGAGCGCATCGAATACGCCGAGAAGAAGCTTGACAGCCTATCCGCCATCGAGAAGAGCGGCACCGTCAACGAATCCAACATCGAAAAGGCAAGGAAGCACCTGAGCGACATCGTCAACGAAAGCAAGGAGAGGATCACCAAGCTCCTGCTCAACGAGGAAGCCACCAAGGTCAGCGTCGATGACAAGGGCGAAGAGGTCAAGGCATCTGGCAAATCCGATCCTGATGTCAACGCCGGAGAAGAAGTCAAGCCGGCTGACAAGTCAGTCCCAGAAGACATCGGCGAAGATGGCGCCAAGAAAGGCGAAGAGATCAAAGCTTAAGCACACAGGAAACCAGCCGGTCTATGCCAGACTACGTAAACAACAAGGAGCTCTTCGCTGAGATCTGCAAGTGCTTGCCAGCGAAGAAGCTTTCGCCGACGGCGGAAAAGATGCTCATGCTGATAGCCGAAAGGGCCATCGGAAAGCTGACATACGCCGACGAGATGGACAAAGAGGATTGCATCGCATTTGCGAAGCTCGAGCTCATGAGATACTGGGATCGGTTCAACCCTACCAAGTCCAAGAACGCGTTCGCTTACTACACCCAGATTGCCAAGCATGGGTACGCAAAAGGCTGGAACATCCTCCACCCCGCAAAATACGCTGGCACAGTCTCGATCACCAGCCGAAACGACGAGACTGACGGCATCTTTAGCCTCTGATGAGACGAGTACTGCATTTCAATGAGTTCATGGCCTTCGACCAATTGAGGGCCGAGATCGACCGTTCCGAAAGGATGGTCAACGAGAGCTATGTAGACGAGCTCATCGAACAGGACCTGTTGAACGAGGCCCTGTCCTCCGGTTTCCTCAGGTCGATCTTCGACGGGATGCCGACCGACGCCAATGGGAAGTCCCTTGGGGTACCTTTCGGACAGATCTTCTACAACTCGTTCAAGGTCTCACTGAACGACATCACTGACAGCGACTTCGTTCAAAGGAGCGATGTTGGAGTCGCTTTCTCAGAAGGCAAGAAGAGGCCGAACACCTTCTACTTCATGATGTGTGACAACCAGGCCACCATCGATGAGATGAGGAAGCTCGGTGCAACACAGCTTCCTAACCCGTTCCTGGTCGCGGTGATCCGTGGAGGCAAAGGAGTCATGGCATCTGATTCGGCAACCGATTCAGTCTCGACTACTCCCAAGGGCTCGAGGTACAGCAGCAGATGGCAACGTCAATCGGAGAACGACCGCGTCGGTTGGCTCTCCAACAAGGGCAACGTGATGGGCCGAGTCATCTCGAAGATGCAGGGCAAGGACCCATACGCGAGCGATAGCATCTCGGTCAACCAGACCAGGATCAAGGAGATGTCGACATTCTGCTTCGAGCTCGATGTGGATGCTCTGATCGCTAGGCTCGGAACCACAGCTGACATCCGGAAGCAGCGTTACGAGCAGAAACAAGGGAATTTGGTGTGGAAGCCAGGAGATGAGGCCGAGCTCAAGCGCATCAGGCAACGAAACGCTGACAACTATAAACTCATTCTGAGCCAGAAGGTCAGCATGCGCGATCTTGTTGACATCTACGGAGAGATCGAAAAGACTGGCAACGGTGCGATCGAGGATTTCCTGATGAAAGCCGACTTCACATCGCCGGAATCAGTGGCGCAAACCCTCGGTTTTGGAGATGGATGGGCCAATAAGCCAAGGTTCCTGGATCGTTCATTCCGAGAGATCAGGAACGTGATGAACAACGCGCTCGATGTTCTTGGCCGGGCGCTCGATTTCTGCTATGAGTACTACCGTTCATGGGACAGAGCGCAAGGCCTGATCAGGAGCCTTGAGACCGAACAAGACCCTGAAAAGGCGATCAAGATCAAGACCGAAGTCGATTGGTACCAGGACAGCAACCAAAAGGAACTCAAATCCTTGGTTGAGTTCAAGACTCAGCTGCTGAGGTACCAGAACGACATGAACAAAGCCATCGCATGAGGCTGAAGAGGTATCGCCACTTTCTGTTAGAATCGCTGTCCGCGTCGGACTTCAACAACACGTTCGACCTTGATGGGACGTGGTGGGAGAAGTGGAAGAAGGCGCATGGTGATGAGCATGATATCAAGAAGAACGAGTTTCAGAACACGATGGAGGTGCGCAAGAAGGGAACGGACAAGATGGAATTCATCTTCGACATCGAACGGAACAAGGTCTTCTCGAACCACGATCTGGACTTCTTCACATCTTAAGGGACCCTATCCCTGATACATAGTTTGTGAAGAAGCACTTCTATGTCTACCGGTTGACTAACCGAGAGACTCAGGAATTTTACATCGGTCGAAGAACATGTAAGTGTTCTCCTGATCAAGATGTAGAGTACCTAGGATCGATGATGACATGGAAGCCAAATTTAGCCCTTCTGGATAAGGAGATCATCCAAGTCTTCGATGATCCAACCGAGATGGCAGACTTTGAAACTGTCATGATCCAACAGTTAATCAACGATCCACTTAACCGGAACTATCATGTTCCAGGAATAGGATTTGGAGTAAATGGCACAGTCGCGGTCAGAGATAAAGCCGGCAAGGTTCTAAGGGTAGCTGTCGATGACCCTAGATATGTGTCAGGTGAATTGGTTTTTGTGCGAACTGGTTTGATCTCGGTACGAAATCCATTAACCGATTCGATAGAAACCGTTTCCACTGATGATCCAAGGCTCAAAACCGGAGAATTGGTATACCAGTGGAGTGGTAGAGTGGTTGCTAAGGACTCGGAATCAAAAATTCACTTCGTCAGAACTGATGATCCAAGATTGGTTACTGGAGAGCTTCGAGGCCATACCTCAGGTAGAATCACAGTCAAGGACAAAAACGGTAATTGGTTAAGCGTTACTCGTGATGATCCAAGATATCAATCCGGTGAACTGGTAGCTTGGGGCAAAGGTAAAACAGTTGTTACCGACGGCGTTAGAACATTTTCAGTCGATTCTAGCGATCCTCGAATTGAATTTGGCGAACTGATCCCGAGGGCCAGGGGCTGGGTTACTGTTCGTGACTCAGATGGAAAGTGTTTCAACGTTCGGAAAGATGATCCAGACTTCAAAACTGGAAAACTAGTCCATAATTGTAAAGGCTTTGTAACTGTTTGGAATCAAGATGGCGCTAAATTTCGAGTTCGAAGCGGTGATCCTAGAATCCAATCAGGAGAATTACGAACTCACACGAAGAATTCTATCTGGATCAGTAATGGATCGATCAATAAGCGAATCGATGCAGCTCTAAAGGATCAGTTTCTTAGTTCCGGTTGGATTCTCGGAAGATTGCCACTCAAGCCGAGGTCCAAATGAATATCAAGCAGAATAAGCCTAATCCTAGGTCTCAATTCAAACAGGGCTATTTCAGAATTGATGAGTGTTTGAAATACCGAGGGAAAGCTCCAGTGATATACCGCTCCTCATGGGAGAAGATGTTCTGTGAGTACTGTGAGAGGAACCCAGACATCAAATGGTGGTCATCGGAATCGGTGGAGATAAGGTACTACAACCCTATCACTAAGAAGCACCACACGTACTACCCTGACTTTCTGCTCCGCATGGCCGATGGATCCACCATCATAGTCGAGATCAAGCCGAGCTTCCAGCTCATCAGGCCGGATCCGCCGAAGAGGAGGACCGACCAATCGGTCAAGAGGTTCATGCGGACCATGAAGGACTATGCGACCAACATGGCCAAGGCGAAGGCCGCCAAGGAGCTCGCAGCCCAGAGGGGCTACAAGTACTTGCTGGTCACGGAGGACTTTTTCAAACCCACTAACCGATGATCGGTGGACTGATCGCGATACTGAAGGAGCTCGTCCAGCTGGCTAGGGTTGCGGTCTCCACCCAGGATCCAGAGGATGACAGCCACCTGAGCGCGTACGAGTGGCTGATCAGGGAGATGGAGAGCGGTACCAGCACCAGGGTCCAGCTCGTCCCAAACCGGAAGCTGGAACCGGGCAAGATCTACATCTTCAAGTACAACGCCAAGACCAAGGACACGCTCGAGTACTGGGACATGCACCCGGTCATGTTGTTCATAGGCACGATCAAGGTCGGCAAGCACCTGTTGGACATGGGCGTGAACATCACATGGTGGCCGCCCAAGTTCCGAAAGCTGCTCGTGTCCAGGATCAGGGCGCTCTACCGCTCACAGTACGAGGCAGCCATCTCAAAGGCGCCGATGTCGGCGTTGGAGCAACGCCGAGTGAAGCTCGACATCTACGCTCTTCGATACGCGTTCGACCACCTCGGTTTCACGTTCGCGATCCGACACTACTACCGGCAACGGATGAGCCAAGAGGTCTATGTCGTCGATTACGAGTCGTGGGACCGTGTGTCTGATCTCAACGTCCCGAAGGTATTCCCGATGCTGAAAGGCGAGCTCAAGCTCTCAGAGATCTACAAGCGCCATCTCGATTTCATCCAGAAGGTCAATAAGGATCGCAACGGCCACATGAAAAGGATCCAGGAGCGGAGGCAACAGAGGTATTACGCGTTCGTGTCCCAATAGATAAGCTTCTTGAACGACTCCTACGTATATCTGCACATCCATCATGACACTGGCTATCCGGTGATCTTCTACGTCGGAAAGGGCCGGCTCAAAAGAGCCTGGACCACGAAGAGAAATCCACACTGGGTCAATGTCGTGAACAAACATGGATACTCGGTTGAGATCCATAAGTCCGGTCTATCGGATGACGAAGCCACGAAGCTCGAGATCGCTCTCATCTTGGCCATCGGCCGTCGGGATCTTGGGACTGGCCCTTTGGTCAACATGACACCTGGAGGCGATGGCCTGTCTAATCCAAGCCCAGAAATTAGGGCTAAGATGTCTGCTGCGAGCAGGGGTAGAAAGGCCAGCCCCGAGACCAGGGCTAAGATGTCCGAAGCTCATCGGAACATCTCAGATGAGACTCGAGCTAGGATTTCTGCTGGAGGCAAGGGACGAATCCATTCACCCGAGACTAGGGCGAAGATCATCGCTGCCAACAAAGGAAAGGTCAAAAGTCCAGAAACTCTAGATCGTATCAAATCTGCACTTGCGGCCAGATCTCCAGAAGCAAAAGCTCAAACTATTGCCAAGCGAAAGGCTTCGATAGCGGCTCGGTCTCCTGAAGTGGTTGCTGCAACAATTCAGCAGATTCGTGAATCTCGGATTCGAAATCGAACGCTAAAACTGAATAGCTGATGTCTGGATTTGTCGATGTTCAAAACCGCAAGCTGAGTCGTCGGATTGGCAAAGCGCTAAAGAGTTTGAGCTCTTTTGGCATGCAATATGATGACATGGTCCTCAAGCAGTCGTTCGCGATCGGCGTCAACGAGGACCGTTTCGGTTGGAAGTTCGATCCGACCAACGCGGCTGGCGGAGACTACGACGAGTATGGTCTCCTGGCCAACCTCTCGATGGCCGACATCGGGATGCGGAAGAACATCTCGTTCTTCGACAAGTCATACCGTAAGAAGCGAGAGGAGCTCAGGAGATTCGCTGTCCAGGACGAGATCGAGGAGATCCTCGACATCCTCTGCGATGAATCCATCGTCTACGACGACAAGAACTACTTCTGTGAGCCGATCGTCTTCGACGGCGACGACCTCAAACCTGACGTCGCCACTCAGATCAAGTCGAAGCTGCTCGTCAACTTCAAGCGCGTCTACCAATACTTCGGCTTCCACGACAACAACGCGGCTTGGTCGATCTTCAGGCAATGGTTGATCGATGGCTACATCTCGTACGAGATCATCTACAACGAGAAGCAGGACACGATCATCGGGTTCAAGGAGCTCGATCCGATCACCCTGCAGCCTGGTGTGGACAAGGACGGAAAGAAGATCTGGACACAGTTCAAGGGCGATCCGAACAAGGAGAGGGAGATGGTCGATTCACAGATCATCTACATCTCGTCGAGCCTGAATGGCATCAGCCGGGTGTCATACGTCGAGAGGCTCATCAGATCATTCAACCTCCTCAGGATCATGGAGCACTCCAGGATCATCTGGGCGGTTGTCAACGCGTCGTTCAAGACGAAGTTCATCATCCCAGTGTCCGGGAAGAACAGGATCAGGGCCAGGCAGAGCTTGTCTAGCATCATGAACCAGTACCGCGAGAACGTCGAATACGATTCCAACTCAGGAGAATTGCAGATCAACGGTAAGCCGATGATGCCGTTCAACAAGGAGTACTGGATCCCTAAAGGCGAGAACGGCGAGCCCACGATCGAGACGTTCGGAAACGAAGGTCCGGACCTCTCCGACACCAACGCCCTGAAGTACTTCAGGAACAAGCTCAACAAGGTGTCCAAGATCCCAACCTCCAGGTTCGATAGCGGAGACAACGAACAGGGTCCTACCTGGCAGCTCAACGCCGAATCGATCCAACGTGAGGAAGTTCGGTTTTCCAGGTTCATTACTCGAATCAGGTCGATTTTCCAGGAGATCCTGGTCAAGCCGCTCTGGCTCCAGATGTGCTTAGACTTCCCCGAGCTCAAGGAAGACGACTCGTTCAGATCCCAGGTGAGCATCCGTTACAACAAGTACAACTACTTCGATGACATGATGGAGATCGAGGTAGCCACCAAGCGACTCGACTTCGTGACCAGGATGAAGGAAGGATTGGTCGACGTGGATCCGAACATGAACGAGCAGAAGTACTTCTCGAACGAGTTCCTGATCAGGCGTTACATGAAGTTCGGCCAAGACGACATCAACGAGAACAAACGTCTCAAGGATGCCGAGAACAAGAAGATGGCGAAGGACGCGAAGGAGAACCTGCCACAGATCCCAGGCCTCAATGGAGGTTTTGGAAAGAATCCGAGCTTCCCTAAGCCGAACTTTGGGAAGTGACTCCATCCGGCTCATGATACATAATGAAAATCGAGTTCTGCATGCCGCTGAAGCCATATCTCGTCTGTGAACGCTCGAGTTCTGAACTGAACTCTACGGTCCAGGACAACAAGTACGTTCTGGAGGGCATCTTCACTGAATTTGGCGTGAAGAACAAGAACGGTAGGATCTACGAAGAGAGCGAAGTCATCCCTCACATCGAGGCGATGCAGAAGAGGATCTCCGAGAGGAAACTCGTCGGGGAATTGGACCATCCGAAGTCGTTCGACGTATCTTACAAGAACGCGTCCCACGTCATCGAAGAACTCCGTTATGACAAGGAAAAGCAGCAAGTCATCGGCCGCATCCGGCTTCTGGATACCAGCAATGGTAAGGAAGCACAGGCTCTCTGCGACGCGGGCATCCCTCTCCACATCTCCAGCCGGGCGGCAGGTGTAGTGGAGAACAACGGCAAGGTGAGGATCAAGAAGATGTTCACCTATGACCTGGTAGCGGATCCCGGTTTTGAGAACGCAACACTCAAGAGCGTGAACGAGTCGTTTGGATTCGATCCAAACAGCCTCATCCAACTCTACGAGGTCGAAAACGTCCCACAGGATCTCCTTGAAGAGGGCGACAAAACCAACAAGAAGGAAATGTCCGAGACCAACGAACAGTTCGTCACTGTCGCCGATTTCAACAAGTTCACAGAGATCCTCAAGTCAAGCAGGAGCAAGGAACTCGGCCTGATCAAAGAGGAGCTCAAGAAGCTCGTCGAGAGCGCAAAGCCTGTCTCTGAATCGACTGGAGATTCCTCCGTCTATGAGGCTCGCATCGCTGAACTGGAGAAGAAGAACACCGAGCTGCTCGAGAGCATCAGCAGCATCGAAGGATTCATGGACTATGTAGTCGAGCACCTCGAGAAGGCCATCGATTACTCCGATCTCATTTCCAAGACTGTCAATGAGAGCGCCGTCGATAGGACGGAGTTCGACAAGGCGGCCTCTTACCTCAAGCTTGTCGCTGAGACGGTCGACACCGGTATCGAATACCAGAAGAGAATCGTCAGCGAGAACAACAGCCGTTGGCGCTACCAGACAAGGATCAACGAGCACACCGATGCTCTCATCGGTCACTCTGACATGATCGTCGAAGCAGTGGATTCCTTCCAGCGCTTCGGTGACCACCTTGCGACGGGCCTCAATGCCGCCATCAAGTCCCAGGACGAGATGTTCGAGAGCATCAAGGCCCTCAACGAAGGCAAGGCGCCCAACACAGCAAAGGCCCTCAACGAGAGCGTCGAGACCATCGAGACCGAAGAGGTCAAGATCGATCGCATCAGCGAGGACAACAAAGACATCGATGCTGACATTGACAGCATCCTAAACGAAAACGCATCTGCTAAGGAGCAAAAGGCAGACCATTCCAAACACCCATTCTACGGATTCCTGAACAAGGATCACCGTGAGAAGTTCGATTCCCTCGATGAGAAGGAGACGGCAAGGGTCGTGGAAGCATTCTCAAAGAACAAGTACTTCGGATCACAGGACGTTGCCAGGATCTTCGAAGCGACCATGAATCCGGTCGCTCCATCCCTTGATTGGTTACAGGACATGCCGTCGGAATTCCGCCCAATTTGGGAGAATCTGAACATCGACATGAAGCGTGCCATCAAGTCACAGGCCAGCATCCGTTCCTTGGATACGGAGTACAAGATCAGGAACTTCTGGGAAACCAGGGATCTGAGGTCTCTCCGAGTGAATGCTCCAGACATCAAGCCGATCCCAATCAACGAGGACAACTCGAGCTTCGAGACCGACGATTCCTACATGGAATCCGTGAAAGCGGGGTTGAGGAAGCGCTTCAACAAATAAGAACACTCTGATGAAATTCATCAACGAATCGGAGATCATCGCCAAGTGGGCCCCTGTAATCGAGGCCGCAACGACGATTTCTGACAAGGGCCGGCTCACTTGGATGTCCAAGATGTGCCACGTCCACGAGCTGTTCGAGAATGGTCTCCTTCTGGAGAACAACTCCTACGCTCAACTTACCTCTGTGAACGGCATGGGTGATACCAGGTTCCCTGGCAACCCAACCACACAGGCAAACTTCAGGAACCAGACCCCTGGCTCCGGTGACAAGGCTACCCTCCTGCCTCTCGCAATGCAGGTCGCAGCTCAAACGATCGGCTTGGACCTCGTCCCTGTCGTTCCGATGGGTTCGCCGATCGGCATCCACACCTACATGGACTATGTCTATGCTGGTGGTAAGACGGCTGGAACGGGCACCGACATCCCTCTGATGGTCAAACTGAACTATGGCACGACTGCTACACCTCCTACCTTCACGCAAGGTGCGACGTCTGCAACGTCCAACGGTATCAGCTTCTCTGTCATCGGTGTGTCGAGGATCGATGGTTTCCCCATCCTCCATGTCCGCGGATCGCTGACCTCTGGCTCGGTCCTGTCGAACGCACAAACCATCCTGAACTCCGGTCCTGGTATCGGCGTCGGTGGTGCTACCGGTACGACCGGCGGTAACGCGTTCACGATCGATCTCGTGAAGGCTCTCGAAGACCACGTCGTCGGATTCTCCGGCGACGCCCTCGCTAACCTGACTTACACCGGTGAGACCTTCACCCCGTACAGCAGGCTGCAAGGTGAGACGACGATGGACAACGTGATGGGCCTCCAGCTCTTCAACAAGTCCGTCGAGGCTAAGACCTTCCAGGTTGCAGCCGCTGTGACCCGTGAACAGGTCCAAGACCTGAAGCAGTTCGGTATCGATGCCATCGCGCAAGTCGAGTCCGTCCTGATCAACGAGGTGACGCAGTCGATCAACAAGAACATCCTCGGCAGGCTGTTCGAACTCGGCGAAAGGAACCACGTGAAGGTCATCCGCACGCAAGGCACCAACTTCTTCGTGAACTTGGGCGCTACTGCTGTGACTGTGACGGCCTCTGCGTCCCTGAACACCGCAACCGCTTTCGGTAGCTACATCAACGACACCACCCTGTTGGCGACGACGATGCCTGCGACCGAGAACGTGAACTCGGCCTCCGAGAACCTCCACACCCGTCAGAGGAAGATCATGTCCAAGATCCTCGCGATCTCCAACATGATCGCTACCCGCGGTAGGCGTGGACCTGCGACGTTCGTCGTCACGAACGCGCAAGTGTGCTCGGCCCTGCAAGACTGCGCCGGTTTCGTCGCAGCCCCAATGGCCAACACGATGAACCAGATGGGCGGTTCCCTCTACCCAGTGGGTACCCTCGCTGGCCTCGCGGTCTACAGCGACCCGAACATGGCCTGGAACGACACCCGCTTCTGCGTGGGTAGGAAGGGCACCGGCGACGAGCCTGGTGTGATCTTCATGCCTTACCTGATGGCGGAGAGCGTCCAAGCCATCGTCGAAGGCACCATGTCTCCGAAGATCGCCGTCAAGTCGAGGTACGCCCTCGTCGAGGCTGGCTTCTTCCCAGAGACGATGTACCTCACCTCCGGTGTGTACATGGGAGCACAGTTCGGTGCACTGGTCTAAGCCAGAAAACGCAACAAACGGAACGGCGGCCTTCGGGTCGCCGTTCTTGTTTTCCGGGCATAGGAACGCCATGTCGAAAAGGTGTTGGCCATCCTCGCCACACAGTTGAAGGAGATCAAGCAGAATGGGCCAGACGATAACCATCCGAACCCGTATGTGAAGGTGCCAATCGACCGCGACCTTGTGAAGTTCATGGTCTGTAAGGTGCTCAGCGAGTACCTAGTTTGACCGATACCAGGGTCCAACAGATTGTGTATGTTTGCCGACCATGAGAAAGGCAGCTCGCATAGTCTATGACCGCAGTTACGGTTTGCCAGGTCACATCGTCTTGCGTGGACAATCGAGCGATATGAAGCTCGCCAATGAGCTCTCGATCGAACTCGTGATCCTGAGCAAATTCATCTGGGGCCGGGGCGCATCTGCCAACTCGATCTTCAATACGGGCTCGATCATGATCAAGTTTCAGGCTGATGCCGAGACGAACAGCCGGCGTGCGAGAACATTGGCTTGGGCTTGGCGGCTTGCGAAGGCCCAAGGGATCGACATTCACAAGCTTCCGACTTACAGTTCCCAGAAGGCAGCGGCCGAGGATGGCATGTTCACTGAGGATCGGTACACGATTTCCTCAAGGCTCTCGAAGTTCATATCCTGATTGGATTTCTCCGAGTCCGACAGATTGTGTATATTTGTCCATCCAAACATCCACAGGAATGGCACACATCACGTACGACTGGTCCTCCATCGAGGCCTCGTTGGATTCTGGCGACAACACCGCTCAGGATGAGCTCAACGCTCTGCAGCACCTCTTCACCCAACGGCGCAAGCGCAAGAACGCTGAGCGGATCGCCAATGACAAGCTTGCCCGAATCAAAGCGCTGAAGGACGCCGAACCGAACACTCCGATCTACTACAAAGGAGCGACGCCTGATCTCTGGGGCAAGAATCTGGAATGCATGCTCAAGTCCGGCGATGGACGCACTCGCATGAAAGTCCAAGTCAAATCGAAAGGCGGACAGTTCCGTGAGTGGACCATCCCATACGAGTCCATCTCTTTGGACTATCGAGACCAGACCGATCACATCGATCGAACTGCTGGATTCAGCCTCCAGTTCCGTATGAGTGAGAAGAAGTGGTGAACTGAGCCCTGCGATGCCCTGGCCAAATAGATAGGGCATGCCAATGCGTAACATCAAGCCCAGCCTGAGAGTGGCCGCGGCTAACGAGTGGGCCGACTACGCTCGGATCTGTGGCCGCTTCGGACACACGCCTACCGAGGAAGAGAAGCGTGAGATCCTGAAGTTCATCGTCCTGATGACCTCTTCTGGCAGCGCTACCCTCTGTGAATCAGACGTCACCGAATCGGTAGATCTGCTGATGGAAGGGCATGGGCATGACCATGAGGACTTCAAGTTCTTCGATGAGGATGGCCATGGTGGACATGGTGGTCACGCTGGTCACGCTGACGGCATCGAGATTGGGAAGTATGTAGCCTACATTTTCAAGAGACCCAGGATCATGGGGTTGTTCTCCGAGGAGATGAGGGACGAGTTCTCGAAGATCCAGAGCTGGTCCATCCTCCTCGAGAAGAAGAAGAAATTGGCTGAGCTGCGTGGAGACACATTCTCGGCAGGCGACTACCCGAAGATGTACTCTGGCCGTGGCGGAGATTCGATGAACATCTCATACAAACCAAAGCCACACGGTCACTGATGGCCAACGACAGAGTCAAATCCCAGATCGATCGCCTCAAGGAGACGAGGAAGAAGATCGAAGACGCCATCGCCAAATACGATCAGACGATCGAGGCGATGAAGGGCAAGGAAGATCCAGGGTCCAAGAACAAGAGGAAGATGATCAATGGCGCGCTGGAGAAGCTTCGCGCGCAGAAGGAACAGGTCTCTTCCGAGATCGAGAAACTCGAGGGCCAGCACGCCACATCAGATGATCCGGATAAACTGGAGAAGGAGATCAAGGAGCTCCAGGATCGGCTCAGCCAGCAGAACGATGTGACCGACAAGAAGATCGGGAGCATCAGGGAAAGGATCGATCAACTGACCGAGGACAACGATCTGTTAGAGCACCTCATGGCCAAGGAGAGGCTCAAACTCAAGATCAGGTATTACCGTGAGGTCCAGAAGCACATCACTAACAAGAAGGACCGAGAGGAGATAGCCGCGAGGCTCCAAGAAGAGGATGTGAAGCTGAAGGATTGGGACGAGAAGTTCGCCGCCGTGATCAAGGAAGTCGACGACAAACACGGCGACGATCAAGAGGTCAAGGACGCGAAGGAGAAGGCCCAAGGCGAGATGGAGAAAGAGAAGGAGCGGATAGCCGAGATCTCGAAGCTTCACCAGGAATTGGAATCTGCCTACAGCGAACCGGCCAAGAAAGGGATCCAAGACCGAATCGATAAGCTCGAGAAGGAACGCCTCGAGTCCGACGTTGAGTCCGGCAAGAAGACCAAGGAAGAGGCGAAGGAGAGCAATGAGATCAAGGACCTCAAGAAGAAGATAGCCGAGTTGGAATCGGCGGAGAAGGACCTGGCGGATTCGAAGGAGAAGGGCTCGGCCGACAAGCTTGGCGCCGTGCAAGCGATCCTCAAAAACTACCGCAAGAAGCTGGAGGACGCACAGAAGGATACCAAGAAGAGCGACAGTTGAGAAAGGCGCCACATGCTAAGGTCATCAAGACCAGCAACCCTTATAGCCGTTCGAAGCACGGTGTGTTGACGGAGGGCCTGAGCCGTAGGCACATGCGGGTTCTCGAGAGGAACTCCGAGCTCAGGGATTGGACCGCCGACGAGATAGCCTGCGCGTTCGCCATCGCCGAGGCCAAGGTGCTCTCGAAGAGGAAGAAGAAGACCGCATTCCATACACTGGATGGCGAGGAGTATTTCTTCGTCTCGATGCCCAAACCGGAGTTCATGGTCAGGTGGAGGTGCGCGTATTGCACCAAATCGATCATCGCAAGGATCAATGACACCAGTTCGTTAGCGTGCAAGAGGTGCTCCCATCGGATAGCTACGAACGAGGGCCCGTTGATCTCTTCATTCGTCGATTTCATGAGCCACTGTAAGACGGCGATGATGAGGCGTAAGCGTTACATACTAAAGTACATCAGGAAAAACCGAAAGCCCAACCAATGAACGAGTTTCTTCTCACTGAAGCGAAGTCCACAAAGCTTCAGCTCGTGGTGCTCTCGAATGTCAAGGCCTCCTCCAGCACAGTTGAGGCCATCGAGAAGGAATGCTCCAAGCGTGGAGTCAAGTGCAGGGCGATCAACATCAATTCGTTCAAGATCAAGCCGCTCAAGGGCGGATCCAGTTTCAGCCTCGACGATGACAAGCAGAAACCGATCGTCATCGACCCCGACGACACTGTCATACTCTGTAGGGCAGCAGTGGCACAGAACACCCGTTCCATGTCGCTCGTATCCTTGCTCGAGGATAACCGGTTCTATGTGGTCAACAGCTTAGCGTCGATCACAGCGTGTAGGAACAAGTACGTCACGACGAAGATCCTACAGGACAACAAGATCGACGTTCCAAGGACCACCCTTCTAACGGAAGAGGACCAGATCACGGATGCGGTCTCCGAAGTCGGTGGCAAGTTCCCTATCGTGATGAAGCTGCTAGATGGCACACACGGTATCGGCGTCTCCATCGTCGAGTCAGAATCATCGCTCAAGTCGATCCTTCAGACGATTTGGAAGCTCAAGCCAGGAACCGAGATCATCCTTCAAGAGAAGATCGAATCGAAGTTCGACCTTCGCATCCATGTGCTCTCGAAGAACATCGACCCTAAGCAGAATGGCGACACCGAGGTGATCGCAGCGATGAAGAGGAGCAGGGTCAAGAAGGATTTTCGGACCAACTACTCACTCGGCGGATCGGTCGACAAGGTGAAGATCACCGAGGAACAGGAAGAGATGGCCAGAAGGGCCGCCACTGCGATAGGTTGCCAGTGGTGTGGAGTGGACATCATCGTCGATTCCAAGACTGGTAAGAACTATGTCCTGGAGATCAACTCCTCGCCTGGCACGAAAGGGATCACCCAAGCCTCAGGGATCGATGTGCTCGGCCTTGTCCTCGATTTCATCCTGGACAAGTCCAATTGGATCTCTTCGAAGCGCAGGGTCGCTGGCTTCCGTGAAGTGATCACTGTCCCTGGCATCGGCAATCTGGTGGCGAAGCTGGACACCGGCAACGGCTCTGTGGCCTGTTCGATAACGTACGACACCGCGGAGCAGGACGGCAAGTTCATGAACTGGACCGTTGGGAAGAAGAAGATGCGGAACAAGTACGTCGGTATGAGCCAGACCGAGGTTGGCTCCGAACAGCAGAAGAGGAAGATGATCGAACTGGACATCGTCTTCGCCGGCAAGCTCTACAAGAAGGTGAACGTGGCATTGGTGCAACGCACGAACAAGAGCACGCCATTCCTGATCAATCGGCAGTTCCTACAGAGGATCGGCTGCACAGTGGATCCGCTCAAGACCTTCCTGTTATCTGACTCCCCGAAGGGATACACTCCAATGGACGCCAAAGCTGACGCTTACGGCGGCATCGAATTCATGGAGGATTGATCTCGGCAAAGGACATACGAAGCCTGTAGGCCGTTTAGTGTTACATTTGTCGATGAAGAGGCTCCTGAAGCTTCGTTGGACCATGGCTTTTGCCACCCTCGCTCTCATCTCGGTCGATTCTTTCGGCTCATGGGCGCTTGGGGTGATGTTCACCATCGTCTCGTCCGTGACCGTCTTCAGGGCCTTCAAGCGCTGATCAATGGATTACCTTAGCCAGTTGCTCCTAGACCAAAGGATCAGGGAGTTAGCAGACCAGTTCAAGGAGGAGAAGAAGCTCGCGACTGTAGAGCTGTCCGACATGGCCGATGAGTTCGGCCTCAAGTACTTCACTGCCTTCCAACAGTTCAACGAGAACTACAGGCAGCTCAATGAGCCAGACCACATCTATCGGATCAACATCGGCAAAAACATAGAAACGAAATGATAGACAACCTCATCTGGACTGAGAAGTACAGGCCAAAGACGCTCGATGACCTGATCCTTCCTTCGAGGATCATCGACAAGCTCAAGTCTGGCCCATACCAGAATTTCCTGTTCTATGGCGCTCCTGGAGCTGGCAAAACGTCAGCGGCCAAGGTGCTGGCGATGGGTGTGTCTAGCAAGTTCATCAACTGCTCGTCGGAGACTGGAGTCGACAACGTCAGGAACTCAATCACCGATTTCTGCTCAACCGCCTCGGTCTTCGCCGAGGAAGGCACGCATAAGGTGGTCATCCTCGACGAGATCGAGGGCGTTAGCGAGGCCTATTTCAAAGCGCTGCGTGGCACGATCGAACAGTTCCATTCAACGACCAGGTTCATCGCCACGACTAACAACTTCGCGAAGATACCAGAGGCCATCCAATCCAGGTTCGAGTGCATCTCGTTCGACTTCGACAGGGAGGAATCCGAGGAGATGGAGAAGCGGTGTTACCGCCGAGTCTATGACATCATGAAGTCGGAAGGCATGAGTGCGACCAAGGAAGGCCTGGTCGAGCTCGTCAAGCGCAACTTCCCAGATCTCAGGCGAGTAGTGAGCACCCTCCAAGGCCTCAAGCAGCAAGGCATCACCAAGCTGACCGAGGACGATGTGTCGAAGTACAGGGGCACCTACACCGAGGTCTTCGATCACATCCTGGCGGGCCCAGACACAGTCTCGAACTACAAGCTCATCGTCGGTTCCTACTCTAACCAGATCGATGAGATCATCTTGGCCTTGGGCCGCGATTTCTTGGAACACATCGAATCCTCGAAGCCCGAGCTCACAAAAAAGTTGGGTGAGATCCTCTGGGAGGTAAATTTGCACTCGTACCAGTCGCGATTCGCGTTGGATCCATTGGTGACTCTTCTGTCTCTCATGCACAGGATCCAAATCATCATCGCCAAATGAGCTGCACCGTCCTCTTCGATGGCAACAACTTCTTGCACCGCACGTTCCATGTCTCCGCTAGGATCAAGGAGTCTTTCTCCAAGGTGCCACTCGATTTCAACGGCGATCCAGAGACCGACCGGAACATACTCCTTTCCAAGCTAGCGACTGACTTCGTGTCCGAGGCGAGGAAGTTCTCAAAGGTGGCCGACCAGATCGTCTACTGTATCGATGCGCAGTCCTGGCGCAAGCTCGCGTTCCCATTGGAGGCCTATAAGGGCACCCGCAAGCGCGAGGCCTCCATCAACTGGAATGGGGTCTTCGACGCCCACGAGCAGTTCGTTGCCTCCTTAGCCGAACACGGCGTCCATATCTCAAGGGCACAGGGCGCCGAGGCCGACGACCTCATCTTCAACTGGTGCAACAGCCTTAATCACTGGGGCTCACGTAACTGCATCATCATCTCCGGCGACAACGACCTTCTACAGCTCGTCTCGAAGGACGATTCCAGCGGGCACTGGACGATCTACTACAACAAATTCGATCGCTTCTTCAAGGTCTTCCCATCGTTCAACTCATGGTTGGCTGAGCAGCCGAAGCCAGGCTCCCTCTTCGACCTTGGCACATTCGCTAAGGACGAGCGCGAGGATCTCCAGCTCATCATCAAGGGCGAATCTGGCATCGACACGATCAACGCGACCGAGTACATCTTCTCCAAAATCCTTCTCGGCGACAGCGGCGACAACGTCCCACCAGTTTACTCCAGGACCAAACAGACCAAGGCCGGTGAGAAGACATTCAAGTTCTCTGACAAGATGGCCCGTGAGGTCCTCAACGATTTCAAATCCAAAGCATCGACAGTCTTCGTCAACCAGTTCCACCTGTTCGACGACCAGTGCATCAGGATGATAGCCGAGCTGGCCATCCAGAAGATGAAGATCGATGATCGCACTGTGGATGAGCTGATGGAACGCTGGAAGACCAACCGTGACATGCTCTTCCTCCACCACAAGTGCATCCCATCGTATGTCCTTGAGAACATGAACAAGGACTATGAGGCTGGCAAATCGTCCAGGATCAACAAGTCGATGACCAAGGAATCGGTCCTGGCTAAGACTGATTGGTTCGATTGGCAAGCGGTAGGCGGACCCATCAAGACCTCGAACGAACCTGACACTGTCATAAAAGAGGAACACGATCCCAAGGGCGGCTTCGATCGCTCCAAATGGGACCTGTTCAAATGACAGAACAAGAGAGATTCCGCTATGCGATCGAGGCCCTGTCGGCCGAGATCCAGGGCCTTCGAAAGGACCTCAAGGCCAACACGAAAGCCATCAACGAGAGCGTCAGGATGGAACGGTTGGCCGCCTTCAGCGAGCAGTACATCTCCGAAGAGACATTGAAGGAGATCTCGAAAGACATCGACGACGAAGACAAGGTTGAAGACAAGGTTGAAGAGGAGGAATAAGGAACATGCAGCTGTTTGACCTCATCAAGGTGATGTTCACTGATCCTAGGGCGTACTCTGGGATCTCCTGGAACGATAGGGCAAAGAACCTGTTCATGGTCCAGAGGATCATGAGCATCACATTTCCGAGCGCGGCGCAAGCGTTCAACCGTGTTGGCACGAACCCAGCTGGAGTGGTCGATCACTGGCAGCGACAGGCTGCCATCCATGGCAGGGTGCCAGGATGGGTGTTCACCAAGACCAAGAAGGCGGATAAGGACAAGGACAAGACTTGGGTGCCAGACAAGCAGGCTGCGCTAGAGTGGATGCGGCACAACCAACTGGGACAGAGGGACCTCGACATGGCCATTGCTCAGGATCCAGTTGCGATGAAGGAGCTGCTCCAGAGCATCACAAAGACAATGAAGCCAGAATGAGCGACTTCATCCTCATCAACCCAATCATCCTCAAGGTCTTCCTCTACCGGAACGATTACACCGATAGGAAGATACTCACGGAGCTCAAGAAGATGAATGCGGTCTATGTGGATCCGAAGTCCACAGGATCGTTCTACATCAAGCGTGATGAGATGAGCCATGTGGTCAGGTCGGTGTTCGCCAAGGACCTCATGATGCAAAGGCAATTGCCGGTCGAGAAGCTCTCTGCCTCCGCATCGACTCTCTATTTCCTGGACAGCCTCATCGAGCAGTACAAGCGGGTCAAGCACTTCCACGTCCTCGTCGTAGAGGACGAGCAGTTCACCCGACTTGACACCGACGGCGAGATCATGTTCGAGTTCAAGATCGACATGTCCAAGATCGATCTGTCGACCGCCATCGAAGTCCAATACTTGGGCTATTTCAAATCGGCTTTCAAGTCGATTGGGGTGTACGACTACACCCAGCCGTACTACAACCGAGCGCCGTACTTCGAGATCTACACCAGGGAATTGGTCTCGAAGCTGGAGAATTTTGCGGCCCAATTCCCAGATGGGTCTGACGAGAACACGAATCTCCGCAACATCCTGTCGTTCTTCACCAACAAGTTGCAGCAGGACAACTCCCAGTTGCTCATTATCATGGAGAGGTAGCCTGGAGCACCCAATGGGCCGATACATAGTCCAAAACGGCTCCATTGGACTTACAGACACTAGCGACAATCGTGTCGACTCTCGGAACCCTGGGATTCGGCGGATGGTTCCTCAAGTACAAATCCGATTCTAGGAGAGCCAAGGCAGCTGACCACGAGTCGCTTCTAGCGGATCTCGTGAGGATGACGGATGAGAGGGAGAAGGAATGTGATCGGAAGCTGAAGGCCCACCAGGAGCAGATCGATGTTCTACGAGCCAGGGTCAACATCCTGAATTTTTCGACTTCCGCCTCTTCACTTCCACATTGGTGGAAGGGTATCGATGGTAGGTACCTCGAAGTCGATCGAGCTTTCGAGGTTTCGATAGCCGCACCGCTGGGAAAGAGGCGCGAGGACATCATCGGCAAGCTTGATTCCGAGATCTTCGGCCCTGAACTCTCGGCCGCCCTCATGGAGGCCGAGAGAAGGGCCCTCTTGAGCACGACCAAGGCCGATATCACTCATGGGATCCAATTCCATTCTGGGTTGCCAACATACACGATCCTCAAGGAAGTCCTGACGTTCGATCACCTCGGCGGCCGAGTCGGGTATTCTGGGATCGCATACCCACAGTCGGCCGATGATCAGTCCTGATGCGATACACGCTCCAGATCACAGGAAAGAACACGACTAGGGAGCCAGGCGAGACCCTCCTGATCGAGTTCAACAGCGCACTAGTCGCTTCAGCTTCGATCACATCGATCGACGTATCGTACTCGCCGCATCCTCTGCCAGTCAACTCATGGCACAACCTCGACCTGAGGTGGTCACATGACAAGATGTCGTGGTCGGCCTGGGAGCCTTACACTGTCAATGGAGTCACAGACGATGCGACCCTGGCCAAGGCCACCGCTTCTGGGAAAGCGATCTATGTCCAGCTCAAAGCGACTCGAGCCGGCGTCTCATTCGCCGAGGTCGAGCTGACATCGGTTTCCATCAACTACACCGCGAGCGCTCCTCCAGAAACTCCGTTGGAATCCCCATTCAACGATAGCAACTGCGTAGCATCTTCCTGTTCCACCACCAACTTTTGCAACGGCTGCACAATATCATGCGATCCGTCAGAAATGTTCATGCCATACGCCCACCTTGGACCGGCGGTGGCCATGTACCAGAACATGAACTGTGTTGCAGCGGAGATCTATGGCCACTGTGGCCGATATTTCAGGGTTGAGCCGCTGCAGGACTCGGGCGATGCTGTCCTCAAGGAGTACTCGATCTTCGATGCGACCGACGTCAAGGACATCAAGTTCATGGTGCCCAACAACGAGTTCCCAGACAACAAGTTCAACTACACCGAGTTGGACATGGACTTCATGCAGGATGGGCTTGAGATCCAGGTCATCCCACAACACTTCGAGCGCGCATTCGGCAAGGGCAAGATGCCACAAGAGAAGGACTTCATCTACATCCCGCTCCTTGATAGGCTCTTCGAAGTCAACTCGTCATACCTCTTCCGTGGGTTCATGGCTTCGCCTGCCTACTACAAGGTCATGCTCTTCAAGGCCGATAACAACGCCAATGTCCTGAAAGACAGGGCCAGGCCTGAGATCGGTGAGGCGTTCGACGAGATGACGACGGACTTCGAGGAAGTCCTGAGAGAGGACTTGGACAAGGAGACCGAGCGTATCATCAAGCCACTCCAATACCGAGCGATCTCCATCGGTGGCAACGACCACGTCAGGTCAGCCATCAATGTCGATCTCCACATCGAGGAACAGGACATCTACAATTACTTCACGCTCCTTTCCAGGTACCACTACGACATGGCCAGCGTGCCACACGACGAGCTCGGCGTTAGGTACAAGGCGAAGATCCCATCATCGACCAGGTCCGCGTTGACCTTCTGGATCCAGCCGAAGAAAAGCGCGCTCACTGAGCCGTTGGACAATGTGGTGACCAACGCGACTGGCGCCAGCGGCATGACGCTGAGCTTCACATACGGATCCACCGGTCCAACATCATCGCCTATCATCGCTCCCATCTCTTCGACTCTCACGATCGGTTCCACGTCGTTCACCTTTCCAAATCTCACGATGCTACCAAACGAATGGTATGGGTGTGTGTTGAACATGATGCCAGAGTTTGGGCAGGTGGAACTCTCCCTTTGGGCGATGAGGCCAAAGACCGAGAAATCGAACGAGCTCAGGTTGGTCTATGACCTCACGCTCGATTGTCCAGCAGACCTCGATGTCTCATCGACCGAACCAATCTCCCTTCCAGGATCGGATTGCAACATCACGAGCATCCGGCTTTGGAAGTCCAGCATCGAGGAAGAGAAGCAGCCGATACTCCTCAACCAGCACCTTATCACGGATTCACACATGACGATCATGGCAGACGATTGCGTTCCGCCACTGAGACTCCCGAAACAATACACGAGATGATTGACGACACAAGAGGCTCGACTGCTTCAGACGAGATCGACGCTATCCTGAGGGATTCCGCCGAGCTCATCATGGCAATAGAGCCGACAGACATTGCGACCGGCCCAACATCACAGGCCCTGTCACCGTTCCTCGAGATCAAACAAATGGACTATGATACGGAGCAGCAACGCGCCAGGAAGAGCGCGAAGAAGGCAATGGATTCGCTGCTCAAGTTCTATCTGAGCGAGGATGTCATCAACAAGAACGAGTACGCTAGGGCAAGGGCCAAACTCGCGGCCGAGGATCTGGGCGTCCTCATGTTCCAGCTCAAGCATTCCGAACAGACTATCCTCACGTTGGTGAAGACGATCCATGCTGGGAACGCGGCACCGAGGATGTATGAGGTGTTGGCCACCATGCAGAAGGCCATACTCGACAACATCAAGACGCAAGCCTTGACTCTGTTAGCGACCGAGGAGACCATGAAACGTATCAGGACAGAGAGCCAGTCGATGCGTGAGATCGGCACGGTCTCGATCCAAGCGACCCAATCCAAGATGACCCGTGGCACGAGGGATCTGATGAAGGGCATCCAGGACGAGCTGTCAAAAGAAGAGGATTTCGATGTTTGATGACAGTAACACAGGGTCGAAGACTTCATTCGGCGATGAATCCGGCAGGGTCATTTGGACGACTAAGAAGGTCGAACAGGCGTTCAGGTCTTTCGAAGAGGGATATGAGCTGAAGGAGAGCCCGTTCTACGAGCGGAAGACCGATTACCGTAAGGGCAACCTGGTCTACGAGTACACCGACGAGGAAATGGCGGAGATGAGGCGATGTGCCAAAGACATCGTCTACTTCGCCGACAAGTACTGCAAGGTGATGACCGACGAGGGGTACAAGAAGATCGAGCTTCGGGATTACCAGAAGGAGATCCTCCTCAACTACAAGAACCACCGGTTCAACATCCTGTTGGCCTCTAGGCAGATCGGAAAGACGATCACGACTGGCATCTTCCTAGTCTGGTACATGCTCTTCAACTTCGATCGCAACGTCCTGCTCATGACTAACAAGGGCGAGACGACGATCGAGGTCATCGACAAGATCAAGGCGATAGTGGAGGGCTTGCCGTTCTTCCTCAAGCCAGGCATCCTGAAGCTGGATGTCTTCAAGATGAGGTTTGACAATGGGTGCAGGCTCATCGGCCAGAACACCACCAAGCGCGGCGGTATCGGTTTCACGATCCATCTCCTGTTCCTGGACGAGTTCGCCCACATCCACGAGAGCATCAAGGACGAGTTCTATGAGAACGTTTACCCTGTGCTATCGTCGTCTAAGGTCTCAAAGATTGTGATCACGAGCACCCCGAATGGGCTCGATAAGTTCCACGACATCTACATGGGGGCCGAAGAGGGCTCAAACGAATACCACTCTTACCGTGTCGACTGGTGGCAGGCGCCTGGCCACGATGAAGCATGGAAACAGCGCCAGATCGCTAACCTTGGCTCAGAGGAATCGTTCAACCAACAGTTCGGCAACCAGTTCCTCTCTTCGGATCGGTTGCTTCTCTCGAAGTCCGAGATCGAAAGGATCATGGCCGACACCAGGGAATTCATCTTCCATGAGTTCGATGCATTGGACGACCTCCAGTTGGATTACACTGGCCTGAAGTGGGATCCTGAGTTCGACATAGACGAGCTGGATTCTTCCAACTTCGTCGTGTCGGTAGACATAGCCGAAGGCATAGGCCGGGATTTCAGCGTCATCAACATCTTCAGGGTCCAGCCAATCGCCGACGAGGAAGTTGACAAGCTAGAATCCCCGGCCTCGATCTATGAGTTCTTCACTCTCGACCAGGTGGGCGTCTACAGGTCCAACAGGCAAGACCCAGATGACTTCGCGAAGATCCTGTACACGATCCTGGTCAAGGTCCTGAATCAGGACAACACCCGATTGGTCATAGAGTACAACACCTATGGCAGGGAGCTCATCAAGAACTTGTTCACGATATACCCATCGTCCAACCAGTTGGACGAGGAGATCATGGTGAAGTATCTGCATAGCGTATCATCAGTCAACAAGAAGGTTGGTGTCAGGTTGAACGTGGAGAACAAGAAGGTGTTCTGTGAGAAAGCCAAACGAGCCGTTCGGGATGGAAGGCTCAGGATCCACGACAAGAACACGACAAATGAGTTCAAGATGTTCGGCAGGATGAAGAACGGAACGTACTCCGCCCAAGGAGGACACGATGATCTCGTGATGACGTGCATCGAGGTGGTCACGTTCATGGACACCGCCGATTTCAGGGACATTGCAGACGATCTCTTCGAGAGCATGGACACGGAGAAAAGGGATCGGATCATGAAGCGGGTTGACGAGTTCGACTTCAACTCCGAGGACAGTGCCCTTGGCATGGACGATTTCTTCGATCCGAACTACAAACCGGATGGCGACGATTTCGGCATAGTCTGATCCGGTGTTCGGCCCGGAGAGATACATACGCCAAAATAGTGGCACTTCATGGCAATCTCCCCTAGCCTGGCAAAGTTCGTTTCGAGCGGCGTGTACAGGCTCGTTATCGATCGCAGCCAGGTCATCAATAACATTTCCCAGACCCTCAGGCTGATCATCGGGTTCTCCAAGAAAGGGCCTTTCAACACCCCAGTCTTCGTCCAGGATTCGGTATTCTTCCGAGCCATCTTCGGCGACGTCGACACCCAACTCGAGCGCAAGGGCTCGTTCTTCCACAGGTCGGTATTGACCTGCCTGGAGCGTGGGCCAGTGGTCGTATTGAACCTCCTGAACCTCGATGATGACCAGGACACGGCGGACTTCAGGTCCATCTCGACTGCGACGTGGCAAGCGAACTCCGCTCGCGTCAACACCGCAGTATCGAGCTTCTTCAACAAAGACAAGTTCTGGTTCTCAGATCCGAAGGCCCTGATCTCCACGGCCACTGACACCGATGTCCAGAGCGCGGCCGCTAACCGGTTGCTGAATGTCGCCAACGTCGGCCGCAAGACCATCTCGGTGATCACCAAGAAGTCCGACATCCTCGGCTTCGATGCGATCGCGAAGGATTACTTCGGTGCAGGACAGGTTCCAGAGTTCATGCGGGACAACGACTACATCTACGATTTCCTCGTGGACGTGATCGTCGTCGAAGGAGACTTCTCCGACTACATCGCGCTCTCGCTTGACCCAGTGTTCGGTCCATTCTTCGATTCGACCGGACTCAAGAAGACGTACGTTGACCAGTTCGGATTCACCCGCGATGGCCTCGACGCCTTCCTTTCGCTCGAGAACGTCAACGTCCTTGGCGTTTACACCGGAGCCCTGATCCCTGACTTCATCACGAAGACGAACGAGCAGCTCTACATCGAAGACATCGTCAACCGCGAGACTTCGAAGACTGGACTTCTGCTCTCCGTCGACCGTCAGGTGTTCGACGACGCTCCAGAGACGATCTCCGGTGACAGGCTCGACCTCGTCGGCCACACGCTCGAATCTGAGCAGCCAGGGATCCTCGATTTCATGTCGTACTACGGCACGATCTCTGGCACGGCTGGCTTCACTGGTTCAACCGGCATCACAAGCCTCATCGTTGGCGCAACTGCAGGTCTCTCCGGAGCCCAAGCTCTCCTGAGCGCCTCTACTGCGCTGCAAGCTGCAGCCGGTTGGACGGTCGGCCGCTATGACACGATGACAATCTATGGCCCGTCGGCTTCCCTGCCTTCTGGCTACGTCTCCGCCTTCGCCACCCCGGCCCTCATGTCAGCGTTCGTCGCAGACATCTCGACCTCGACCTCATTCGTCAAGGTCGGTGCCTCGGCTACGACAGGCGCATCCGCTAACTTCTCCAACGTCAACTCGGCGGTCTACTCCGCAGCGGCTGACACCTTGACCATCAAGGTCGCGTACCTCGTCGATCCTGCTGAAGGTGTGACTGGCCCAACGGCCAACGTCAACGGCTTCATGCATATCCTTGCGACCGGTGCAACGCCGAACGGCGGTACCGCATCGGTTCCGATCATCAAGGACATCGACTTCGTCTTCGCAGCTGGCGGTTGGATCTACGCTGGTAAGGACAGCACACTCTACCAACAGAACCTCGACGGCACGCTGACGGACGGTGATGGTGTGATCGTGAGCGGTGCTTCATACGGTTACGCACAGTTCAACCGTGTGCAGACCCATGACTTCTCTGGAGCGACCTTCTCCGGTGTCGCAGCCTTCGGCGCAGAGACGCCGATCTTCACACAGAAGAAGAACTACGCTACGGTCAGGGCCTACGACAACAACGATTTCACCGGCGCAACTTCCATCGCGGTAGCATCGTCCTACATCTTCAGGACCTTCTCCGGGGATCTCAACGAGTCCTTCGAGGTATGGGGCGGCACATCGTACCCAACTCCGACGAACACTGTCTACTTCGACAACGGTTCGACCGGTCCTCTTGGATTGGATGGGTTCACGGGCCAGATCCGCAAGGGCCAAGGCCTGGTGATGAACTTCGGCGGAACCGGTGGAGCAACGACCATCGATCCTCTGACGGGCAAGAGCCGCCTGACCAAGATCGTCTCCGTGACGGAGATCGTCGACCCAACTTCCGCCCTCTACAAGAAGGTGAAAGTCGTGACTGTCGATCCGATCTACATCAGCGGATCCAATGAGGTCGAGCGCTACAAGCGGGTCATCGACTTCGTGGAGCACTACCGCTTCCATGTCCTTCGCGGTTACACGCTCAGGACCGAACAGATGCCGGACGGCACGGCCACCAGGGAGAACGAGATCCTCCAGGTCCTGTACGACACGGGCATCGCTGACGCCCTGTACGACAAGGAAGTTGTGCAGTTCAGGTACCTCGTCGATTCCTTCCAAGGAACCATCGAGCCAGGCTCCAAGGTCCGCCTCGCTAGGTTGGCAATGAACCGCCAGAACGTGTTCGCGATCGCAAACATGCCATCGGTGGAGCAGTTCCGCGAGAGCACCAACCCGCTCTTCAAGTTCGACACGAGCTCAGGCTTCGAAGCCCGCTACGTGAAGGACGGCGGTAACCTCGACCTAAACCCAACGAACACGTTCAGCCTCCCAGGCATCAACGACGGTTCCAACTTCATCGGATTCTACGGGCCTAACCTCCTGGTCCGTGACGGTGGAAAGAACATCTCGATGCCACCAGCGGCACACGTGTCGAATCTGTTCATCGACAAGTACAACCTCGCCCTGCCATACGCGATCGTCGCCGGCCCAAGGCGTGGTGTGATCGGCGGCGTCGGGGTCGCTGGTGTCGAATACAACTTCGACCGCACCGACCTCGACTACATCGAGCCGTTCGGTTACAACTCGATCCTCAACAAGCGTGGGTTCGGCCTGGTCATCAACTCGAACCAGACCGCACAGCAGAACGTGCTCTCGGCCCTCAGCCAGATCCACGTCCGTGAGCTGGTGATCTACATCCAGGAAGGTATCGAGGCGATCCTCAAGAACTACGTGTGGGAGTTCAACACCCCGCAGGTCAGGCTCGAGATCAAGACCCTGGCTGATGGCTTCATGAAAGGCGTCCTCGCCGATCAAGGTGTCTACGACTACCAGAACGTGATGGACAGCTCCAACAACACCGACGAGGTGATCCAAGGTGACACTGCCATCCTCGATACCTACATCGAGCCGGTACGAGGCATGGGCAAGATCATCCACAGGACCATCCTTCTCAAGAAAGGAACCATCAAAACTGGGAATTTTCTCTAACTGATTGATTAACAACCAGCTTCAGTGGCAAGATGCGAAAATGACCGGTGTGTCTATCTCCATGTTCATCATCGAGATGGATACCCGGTCATATTCTACGTAGGCAAAGGCAATTTTCATCGAGCCCACTCAGAATTCTGGAAGGGCAAACCCAAATCCGAACAGACCAGGGCGAAGATGCGCAAGCCACACTCCATCGAGCACATCGCGAACCGAGTCGCCGCAAGGAAGAGAAACAAGGAAACGAGATTGGCGCTCGTTTCGTAAGAAACCAATGCAATGGGAAACCGATTAGAGCCAGGCATCAACCACAGCTATCGCGGGATGGAATTCCGTACCGGCGATCTCGTCATCACACCAGACGGCGAGGAAGGCGTGGTGCACCAATCGAGCCAATACGAGCACATCGATCCACACAATCCCGATAGCCCATACCACATGGTCTACCGAGTGAAAGTGGCCACTGGCCCAGGCCAAGTCCACATCTCCGAAGTCATCGGCGAGGGCAGACTCAAGGCCTTCGATTGGAAGACCTTCAGGTGGTACCGGAACCCAGAATCCACCCACATGAGCGTCGGCAAGACGCGGGGCTGGATGGCCATCCTGATCCACATCTTCTCTCTCATCATCTTCGGGTGTGGCTTCACAGTCGTTGGTCCATGGAAGATCGCTCCGTTCGTCCTTGGAGCTGGCACCATCGGCCTCTTCTGGCTCGGCACGTGGAAGAACTTCAAGAAGCAATGGGTATGATCAAACTCAAGTACATCGGCCAAGACGATTGGAGCCAGGACCTTTATCAGGGCCCAGATCGAAAGAAGTATGTGTATGTCGATGGATCGATTTACACGATGACCAAGGAAGGAGAGCCATTGGCCAAGGTGAATTTCGAATACGAGCTCGAAAGGCCAAAGAACGAATCGAACGACGAAAGCACAGCGATCCAAGCCCAGATTATAAGCATCATCTGTGGTACCTTCGAGCGAGATGGCTCGATCAAATCCTGGAAACGGAAGGAGAAGGATCCGATGGCTATGCCAGAGTTCGAAGTCTGTGAGGAATATGACTTTGATTCGGTCATCATAAGGGCCACCAAGAGATTCAGCGTCAAAGGCGATCGGCTCATTGAAGATCTCCTCGAAAGGATCGGCAAGGGCGAAGTGACAATCACCGAGGCGGCTGAACGCATCATCGAATCCGATGTCATCACGCCGCCAATGATCGCAGTCGATCCGCCAGAAGCCTTTGGAATCGATCGCAAAACATTGGGCTCTCGGTTCACAAATGGAGAGTTGAACGAATCCTCAGCTCCACACTTCGCGGCCAGGCTAGAGGCCTTCCTCGATGCCCCATGGCAGGAGGACCAGGAGATCTACTTCGTGAGCGATCTCAGGGCCGCTTTACAGAAGGCTGGCATCAACGACCTCGGAGCCGCTCATCCAGACAAGGCAAAGGCCGTCGTCAGGAACATGAACAGCGGGATCGCTGGCATCAGGCTCCAATTCATGGGCGACCGATTCCTTGACTCTCTGACATCGATCTGTGAGTCCAATGGACACCTCCAACCGGTCAGCGACGACATCATCACTGCCGCGATCGAGATCGACCTCAAGCCGAATCTCTTCGTCCACACCATCAAGCAAGACGGCGTGCACGTCGAGTTTGGAGCCAACGTCAAGATGTCAACCATCGAGGAATTGGCCGAAGAGCTCAGGAAGATGGGACGTGATGTGAAAGCGACTCGTGGACAAGCCAGCATCGTGGTGAACGAATCTCTCTTGGCTGAGGGTACGACAGAGGAGCTTACCGCAAAGCTGATAGACGCTGGCTTGCCATCTGACGCTTTCAGTATCGTTTACGCTCCTGATTCTCGAAAGTTCGCTGCGATCGTCCAAGATGGCCACAGGAGAGAGGCCGAACAGGCTCTGACTAAAGCGAAGATCAGGTACACCCAAAAGGCTCGAGGCCGCTTCGTGCTCAACGAATCCTCCAATGAGATGACCGATGATCAGATCATCCGTTGGATCAAGGACCTCGACATGCCGAAGCAGAAGACAGACCGCGTCATCGGACATGCGTTGGAATACCACCCGAAACCGAAAGGGCCGAGCGAATTGAAGGAGATCGTCGACGATGTGCTCGCGAAGATGGGCGAGAAACAGTTCAACGAATCGCTGATCACCGAAGCTGCATCCGGCGCCACCTGCATGGTCTACTGCGAGCAGTGGAGAATGGAGACTGACCAGATGACGGTTCAATCACCCTCTGGAAAGGAGGTCAGGTTCAACCCGAACTTCGCCCATAGGGGTCCAAACTCGGACCTCGTTGGTGGGGTCAAGGGTCGTTATTGGAACGCGTACCATGCCCACAAGAACTCCGGAGGCTCGACTGTCAATCGCAAGGATTGTGTCCTTCCACTCTGGCTCACGCGTGAGGAGATGGAAGCGTGCAAGGCCGAGGCAGCTAGGCAAGGCAAACCGATCAGGGAATCGCTCATCAACATCCCATCGTTCGAGGTCTTCGAAGCCAGGGTTCTGATGCCTAACGCTAGCCCCGAGACTTTGGCCAGAGACACCGAGGAGAGTGACCAGAAGTACATCAAGCAGAGGCAGAAGCGGGACGCGAAGGCGAACGAGCTATTCGGCAAGAAGTACAGCGAGCTCACTCCGATCCAAAGGAGCAAAATCAAATCTCTCCTCAGCAAATGATCAACCTGCCAGAATTCGACGAGTTCGATCGCCTCGTCGAGAACCAGAAGTACTACTGGAAATGATCAGTCCGTGAGGGCCTGATAGATACCATCGCCAGCCACATCGAGGCTAGCCTAAGAAGAAACAAACCAACGCCACAGTGCCAGGGTTACCCCACTTCCTTAACAATCGGGCAGCTTCGAAGCTGTTCGAGCCGGTCTACCAGAACAACTTCGAGGTGACCATCATCCCGCCCAGCTCTGTTGCAGGTGGGGAGATCCTCTTGGAGCACGTCAACAAGATCGGCGGCCTCGATTCCGACAAGGGCTCGGCCCCTGTCGATCAGAAGTACAAGTTCGCCAAGCGTTCGTACGCCAGCGGCGAACCGACCGACACGGTCACCGACCTGACGATCGACTTCTCGTTGAACTTGAACAACAACAACGAGATGTACGTCTACAAGACGCTTCGCGACTGGTCCAGGCTGATCTACGATCCGCTGTCCGGTAGGCAGGGCCTCAAGAAGGACTACGTCGGCACGATCATCGTACAGAACTACACCCGTGACGGGCAGATCTTCTGGCAGAGGACCTTCCACGACTGCTTCATCACTGGCAACATCCCAGCGCTCGATCTCACCTACGAAGGCGGCGCGGTGCTGGAACTCCCAGGCGTAGCGTTCCGATGTGACTGGTTTGAAGAAGCTATGCTCTGATAGATCAATGGTTTAACTAATCACAGTTAAACTAATTTAGATTCCAAGCTCCCAGCAATGGGAGCTTGGAGCATAAAGACGGCTATGAATCGAGTGCACATTAGCCCAACGGAATCGATCTATTGCGTCTACTTTCATCTCAAGAAGAATTCCGACGAAGTGTTCTACGTTGGAATTGGGACTCTTTCCAGAGCCAAGGATCTAACAGGAAGATCCAAATTTTGGAAACACGTCTATGAGAAACACGGGTGTGACATTCAGATCAAACACGAAGGTCTCACCTGGATTGAAGCATGTGATCTTGAAAGGATTTACATCGCAGAATTTGGAAGGCGTGATATTCAAACTGGTACATTAGTTAACCACACTGATGGTGGTGAAGGAAACTATGGCTGGGTGCCGACCGATGAACACAAGATCAAACTCTCTGAAGCGAACAAGGCCAACCCAAAGCTGATCGCCTCGCTCACCGGCCGCAAGCTTACCGACGAGCACAAGGCCAACATCGGCAAGGGCCAACTCGGGATCCCAACCTCAGACGAGACCAAGGCCAAACAGTCAGCGGCTTTGATGGGCCGCAAGTTCGACGATGGACGCGGAGACAAGATCGCTGCCAGACTCAGGGCCTACAACTCCAAACGCCGAGTCGATAAGCTCTTCGCCAACCTCCAGGGCCTCGGGCTCCAGGCCACGATCGACGTGCTGCTCAAGCACCTCGAGGAGTGGTCCAAGAAGGGCCTATTCGAGAGCGTCGATGCGGTCCTCGAAGATCCAAGGCTCTTCGACCTCTCTGGGCGTTTGGGCTTCGCGGTCATCACCCCACTCGAGCAACTCTTCGTCGAGAAGGCCATGCGGGACGAGGTGACCATTGGCGCATAGGACATCGCATGGAAGAGAACCTCAATCATTCGCTATTCTCCGATCGATGAGCTCAGTAGACCTATGGACCGCCATCGGTCTCTTCTTCCTCTACATCGTAGTTGATGTCATGTACGCGTTCTACACGCTAGCTGTCACGGATCTCAAGCCGTGGCGTTCGGCCACGATCGGTGCATTGATGTACGTGCTCCTGGCAGCTGGAGTCATCAGTTACTCGTCTAACCCATGGTACCTGATCCCTATCGGGATGGGATCGTGGATCGGAACGTACATAGCCGTCTCGATCGAGAAGAAACGAAAAGCCAAGAACCCATGAACACATACGTCCTCGTCAGCCGGAAGGACCGGATGAAGTGTCCGGTCTGTGGAGATCTTCGGATCGGAAGGAAGAAGGCTCCGGCCAGGTACCGAGGCAAGATGAAGTACAACGAGGCCAAGGGCAAGATGGTCTGTGACGTGTGCGATTTCGAATTCGCCTTCAGTGAGCTCAAGCCCAAGAAGGAGTTCTTCCAAGCGGTCGCTGCGATGGATTTGGTCGCTGACCTGCCTCGTCGGAAATGAGTTATCTTTGCACTCCAAATAGATAGGGCCCATGAAGAACATCCCATCCTACGAAGAGTTCCAGCCAATCAACGAACACGCAGGTGGCGCCACATGGGAGAACCATGACAATGGATTCGTGCGACTCAGGCTGTGCGCATCCTCCGCTAGCAGGGTCATCGAGAAATACGGCCTCAAACCCACCGATCCGACCAAGAGCCTTGGCAACTCCTACGGCAAGACATACGATGAGGTCTATTTCGAAGGCCAGTCCGATGTCTCGGTTGCTATTCTGAGCGGCGCGGCATACGTGATCTGTCCGCCTAGCAAGGTGAAGGAGATCGATCGCATGGACCTGATCACCGTTCCGAATGGCCTATACACCGTTTCGCGTGCCATCATGGACTATGAAGCGGAGAAGTCTCCATCTTTCAAGAGGAAGCTTCCAGAGCTTTATGCGCTCCTGAGAGGAAGGGGACAAGACGCTGACGCCTCGAAGTACAACTACTGATCCATGGGCCGCACTGATTCGATCCTGCTCGGCATCACCGCGATCTCGGCCATCGTCATCCTTGCGGCCTTCGCTGTCAACTCGGATGATCTTCCAGACAGGCGAGCGATCGAGCTCGCTATGTACGCGGCCGCAGACGCCGAGGAGTACGAATTGGCCGCGAAGCTGCGCGACGAAATACGACACATAGATAGAGCATGAACCAATGGAAGATCCTACTCAGCTTCATGCCGGATGGTGGTGCTGGTCTTTATCGTGAGATCCCAGAAGAGCTCCAGAAATTCGTCGAACCGTTCCTCAAGACGATAGCGAAGGGCGCCGAAGAGAAAGCGGCCGTCAAACGCGTGATCAAGAGCACTGGACCTAGCTCGAGGTACAGCTATCCAGTCACCATCAAGGGAAAGAGGAGCCCATGCAGGTCTACTCTGCCAATGGAGTTTATCGGACCGGCAGCTTCACGAGCTACAGTTCTTTCGTAGAGGAGACGTACAACGCCCTCATAGAGGACCTCAAAAATATGGGTTCGATGAATGAATCAGCCGAACCCAAGAACAGAATGAACCACCTACCCACATACGACGACTTCCGCCTCTTCGAGAACGCCGGTCCTTTGGCATCCGCGTTCAAGAAGGTTGGATTCGAGGAGATGACCAAATCCGACCAGGAAGGGTTCGGCGGAGTCCAGGACGGTGGCCTCATGTACACCGGCGATGATTTCATCGTCCTCTATGGATTGGGAGATGGCTCTAAGCCGATCGTCTCGGTCATGTACGGAGACGGCGTCGATGACCAGATCGAGGCCCACATCCTCAACCAGGCCGAACAGAAGGCCTTCGTCGCCAAGCTCGAATCTTTCTCCAAGGAGATGGATCGGCTCTGTGCCTTAGGAGCCGGAACCGAGAAGTCGGAAGGCATCAAGTCGTGGCTCCGGAAGTTCGGCTTCCAGGTCATCTCTGGCTCAGTGGCCGAATCAGTCGACAGCAGCCTCGAGTGGAAGGATGTGAAGATGGGAGACAAGCTGGAGATCGAGTGGGAAGGCCCATCGAACGTGATTGTCTCGAACGTCCATGGAAAGACGATCACGCTCAGGCGCCTCGGCAAGGATGGCAAGCCCAACATGAGCAAGGACATCCACTATTGGCTGGAGTTCGACGTCGACGAGAAGGGCTATGAATTGCCACTCATCAACAGGCGTGTGAACGAATCAGAGATCAACGAGGCAAGCAAATACTCGAAGTTCGGTCTCAACGAGTCGACCGACACCAACTACGTGATGCAGCTTGTGAGCAAGCTGTCATCGATCATGGATCGGCCGACTAACGCCTTCTCGAAGTTCGTCCAGAAGCCAGATGGCCGAATCGACTACGATCTCTGCATCTATGGTCACCAGATCAACCTGCCGAAGAAGAAGTTCGTCATCAGTGTGACCATGCACCCTTACGCTGGCAAGAACAGCAAGGATGATCCTACCGACCACACGATCAACTACTACGCCGAGATCGATTTCGATGAGAATTTCAAGATGATCGGCGGCCTGATGGACAGGTACGGCGAAAAGCTCATCAAGGTCAATGGATCAGGAAAGGGACTCCGTGAGCTGAAACATGTCGTCGAGGCCCACTATCAGACCGTGAAATCTCAAACGAACAATCACCTTTCTGGTTCCGAGCCAACCAACTACTACATCAACGGTTGGTGTCCGGTGGAAGCCGATTCCATCGAGCAGGACGAGGATGGCACAATCAAATACGCGATGAAGCAGCTAGGTGTCAGGAAACCTACCGATCTGGTCTATGCAAGCGATGTTGACGGCGATGATGAACCCTATGGAAAGGTCATGAAGGCGATTCTCGCCACAGGCAAGGTGACGAAGACAATGAAGGATCCTGGCTTTGTGAAGGTCGAGATGAGATTCTTCAATGGATACGACACTCTCGTCGTCTACGATTACGGCGCGAACTCAGCTTTTGCTCGTAAGAAAGATGTGAAGTGATAGAACCCCATCCCCTACATACACCGCTGGCGGGCTCATGAGAGTGGGCCCTTTGGCTTTTGCCGCTAGCAGTGCATATTGGCTCCACCTCCGTTCCAACGCTGCCAACAAAGATGTTGACACTGAGCCCGGATTCAACTGTTTGTTTAGATTTGCTGCCCCAATGACACCAAAACACGCTTCCGACAAGTTCCAGCTGCTCGATGAGATCGAGCACTGTCTCCTGAGGCCAGGCATGTTCATCGGATCCACGAAGCAGCACCCTTCCACGGAGTACCTGCTCCGCGATGGCAAGTTCGAGCGCATCGAGGTCCAACACGTCCCTGGACTCATGAAGATCTTCGACGAGATCATCACCAACTCGGTAGACGAGCACAAGCGCAGCAAGGGCCGGCTCAACTCGATCAAGGTCAAGATCGACCGATCGACCGGCGAGGTGACGATCCTCGACAACGGCGGGATCCCCGTGATCGAGCACTCGCAACACAAGGTGATGGTGCCCGAGCTCATCTTCTCGAACCTCAGGGCTGGCTCCAACTTCGACGACAGTGAGAAGCGCCACGTGGCAGGCACACACGGGTACGGCTCCACGCTCACGAACATTTTCTCCTCACGCTTCTCGATCGACACCTGCGATGGCCGCAACCGTTTCCGCCAGGTCTTCGAGAACAACATGCGGAACCGTAAGAAAGCTGTGGTCACACCAGACCACAGCAAGGGCTACACCGAGATCTCGTTCATCCCAGACTTCAAGCAGTTCGGGATGACGGGATGGGACGAGACCCACATCGAGCTCATCCGCAAGCGTTGCATCGACCTCGCGGCCTGCAACCTCGGCCTCCAGATCCGCTTCGAGGACGAGAAGTTCAAGTTCACCAGCTTCAAGCAGTACGCCGAGCTCTACGTCGATCAGGCGTTCTTCGACGAGGACGACCGTTGGCAGATCGCATTCGGCCACTCAAAAGATGGACACCAAGTGGTCTCATTCGCCAACTCGGCGGAGACCAAGGAAGGCGGACGGCACGTCGACTACATCGTCTCACAGATGGTCGAGCAGGTGCGCGAGATGATCCGCAAGAAGCACAAGGTCGAAGTCAAGCCAGCGGAGATCCGCAACCACATGTTCGTGGTCATGAGCGCGGTCATCGACAACCCTTCGTTCTCCTCACAGACCAAAGAGAAGCTCGTCACCGAGACGAAGGACTTCGGCACCACGTTCGAGGTGACACAGAAGCTCGCCAAGCAGGTCTTCGGCTCGGAGATCATCCAATCGATCCTCGACTGGATCCAACAGAAGCAGGACGCCGAGGAGCGCGCTGCACTCCGCAAGCTCAATGCGAACCTCACCGGATCCAAGGTCGAAGGGCTCATCGATGCGAAGGGCAGGGATCGGAAGAACTGCTCTCTCGGCATCTTCGAGGGAATGTCGGCGCTCAATGGTGTCAGGCCAGTCCGAGACGCCAACACCTTCGGTGCCTTCCCACTGAGAGGCAAGTTCATCAACATCTCGGAGATGAGGCCAGCCGAGATCATCCAGAACCAAGAAGCCGTCAAGCTGATGGCTTCCATCGGCCTCAAACTCGGAGAGGAACCCAATGACCTCCGCTATGGCAAGATCATCATCTACACTGATGCCGACGTGGATGGCCAATCCATCTTCTGCCTGTTGCTCAACTTCTTCGCCAGGTTCTGGCCAGAGCTCTTCGACAAGGGCTTGATCTACCGAGCGATGACACCGTTGGTGGTAGCGAAGAAGGGCGACAAGTCGCTCAACTTCTACACCGACGCGGAGTTCAGGGAGTGGCTCGGCGCGGAGAGGAAAGGATGGGAGCTCGAGTACAAAAAAGGACTTGGCAGCTTGGAGGACCCAGAATTTGATGCGATCATTAACAACCCAGTGTTGGTTCGCATTGATAAGGACGACTTCTACAAGCAATCACTCGAAGCTTGGTTCGGCAATGATTCGACCCCACGCAAGGAACGCATGTTGCGCCAAGAGGAAACCGTATGACAATGGAACAGCGCATAACAGAGGCTCTGTTGCCCATCACTGGCCAGATCCCGATGCCACCGGTCAAACTCCAGAGGCTCCCATTCGAGTGGCTAGTCGCCCAATTGACCTTGGCACAGGAGAGCGACGAGTGCGGTTCCTGGTGGTTCAGCTTGTCAGGCGATGCCAAGGCAGCCATCGTTTGCTCGGTGCCAGTGTGCGAGGGAACGATCGATCAACATCTTAGGCGCTGTCGGATCGCAGTCGAATCGGTTCAACGAATAGCATCATGAAGACACAGGATCTAGCAGCAGGAATGAGAGTCAGCACCAGATCGAATCTTCTCAGGGCCAATTCCAGTCTGGCCGGCTATTACAAGTACCATGGTGGTAGCCCAGAACGAGTAGATTACAACTACCGGGAGACTCCATACAAAAGGATCACGCCCGAGAGCCTGAGGTTGATGCGCCATGCGTATGATCGCTTGGAGCAATTCACCCGCATGCCGAAATCGTTCACTGTGCTACATCGGAATGCTAATTCGGTGGCCATCATCACTGATGAACCGCTCTACTATGGAGCTGTGCCGGTTGATGTCAACGGAACAGCGTTGGCCAGCGTCGAAACCGAGATCAGGACCCTCACGATACCATTCAACATAAACAGCAGCGTCGAGTGGGACCTCGTGTCCGACTAAAGTGTTATGTTTGCACCATCCACATGAAGCAACACAAGAGCATCTCAGAGGCCCTGGACACCGAGTACAAGGAGTATGCTTTGTACACTATCCAGAACCGGGCCATCCCATCCGTGATCGACGGGTTCAAACCGACCCAACGCAAGGCCATCTACACGGCCACCCAGGTCTGGAAGAACGGCAACGAGAAACCGATCCGTGTTGGCCAATTCGCTGGCCGTATGGCTGCCGATTGCGCCTACCACCACGGCGACGCATCTTCCGCCATCGCTGGCCTTGCACAGACGTTCAAGAACAGCATGCCGCTCCTCGAGGACCTCGGCCAGTTCGGTACCCTTCGATCGCCTGAGCACAGCGCCCCAAGGTACATCAGCACGAGGCTCTCGAAGAACTTCAAGCTCCTCTACAAGGACCATGACCTGACCGAGCCCAAGTTCGAGGATGGGCTTCAAATCGAACCCAAGTTCATGCTGCCGATAGTCCCAGCTGTGCTGCTGAACGGCTCATCTGGCATTGCAGTCGGTTTCTCCACGAACATCCTCAACCGGGATCCCAAGGTTCTCATCGAGTCTTGCCTCTCTGTCCTCAACGGCAAGCGGTTCATCGATCCGCTCCCTTGGTGGCGCAACTGGAATGGCATCGTTGAGAAGACGGGCCCCAGCTCCTTCAGCCTCGCTGGCCTCTGGCGCCAGAAGGACACGAGCACAATCGAGATCACGGAACTCCCGCCCTCGATGACCTACGTCAAGTTCGAGGCGGTGCTCGAGAAGCTGATCGAACGCGGCACAATCAAGTCGTACGAGGACAACTGTGCGAAGTCGATCCACTACACGATCAAGCTCCCACGCGAGACGCTCCGCGATCTCATGGCCGAAGGCAAGGTCGAGCAGACCTTCAAGCTCGTCGAGAACGAGACGGAGAACCTCACGTGCATGGACGAGAACGACAGCCTGATCGAGTTCGACACCACCGAGGAGATCGTCAGGTACTTCATCGACTTCCGGCTCAAGTACTACGACAAGCGCAAGGCGCTCATCATCTCGAAGCTCACGGACAGGATCTCGTACCTGAGCAACCGTGCAAGGTTCATCAAGATGATCATGGACGGCGAGCTCAAGATCAACAAGCGCGCCAAGGCCGATGTGCTCGCAGACGTGGAACGGCTCAAGTTCAGCAAGCACAACGACAGCTACAACTTCCTGCTCGACATGCCCATCCACTCCTTCACCAAGGAGACCTACGAATCGTTGCTGAACGAGGTGACCGAGACCAAGACCGAGCTCGACGTCATGAAAGGAACGGAGCCCATCGACATGTACCGCACTGACTTAAAGAGCTTGCTTCACAGCCTCAAGTAGTTTGAGGATTCGTTTGATCTTCTTAGTCTGTGAGATTTTAGCTTTCACTGCTTCAGATCTAGGTTTACCGGTAATAGCGTTAAGCAGTTTCTGCTTGTGTTCCGGATCCATTTTTCTTCCGGTGTGTCTAGCGATACTTGCCGAGATCAATTTCTTGAGGTGGTCTGGGCTTAACACCTTTCCTTTGGCCGCGGCAGAAATCTTAGCTTTAGCTTCATTGGTATGTTGAAATCGGACTCCTATCCGTCCAGTTACACCTTCTCCACCATCGGTCATGTTCACAAGAGTTCCAGTTCCAAGATCCCTGCGTCCATATTGAGCTATGAGTCGTCGTTCGAGCTCGTTAGCTTCTGACTCCTTCAATCCCTTTTTGACGATCGATACTCCAACCCCATGTTTCTTGGCTACCGAATGCCAGAACTTGGAACGCTTCTTCATGTCTCGAGCTCTGTTTCGGATTCCCTTCCCAACATAGAAAACGATTCCATCGTCGGCTCGAAAGTGAATATAGACACAATGGTTTCCCATAGGCTATCTAATTGATCCTGGCAAACGCTGAACCCGACGCCTGATGTTCGCATCAGGCGTTCTGGCATAGGAGAGCCATGGTACTTTTCGAGATCATCATCCCGATCGTGCTGACGCTCATCATGTTCAGGGCCATGGAGTGTAGCATGAACAACAAGACCTTCTGGACTGGCAAGCCTGAGAAGCGATGAAGCCTCACGTCTCACACGCCGAACACATGTGTGTTGGAATGGCAGAAGAAGTCCATGAAGCGGTCAAATCGTTGGCTGGAACGAGGTGGCAGGTCTATGAGTTCGGTAGCGGCAACAGCCCTTTCATCCTCCATGGGAAGAGCTTTGAGCCCGAACCAGAGGAGATCAAACGGCCGTTCTTTTCCGAGACCATCGTCCACCGATCGGGCGATGCATCGGTGCGAATCAGGGCGGTGAGGTATCCGGACATGGACACCTCGGGGGTGCATTCCAGCGTGCTCTTCGTGTACATCACCTACTTCGACGGCTACATGATCCATTCGAAGGAAGGCCTGTTCCGAGCCGAATCGCTGCGTTTCATCTTTGACATCGATCTGGGCGAGCGTTACCTTGGGTCGATTGCACAGTGATGGAAGCCGATGCACTGCTATCCAGGGTGTCGTCGCACCTGATGGATTGGTTCTGGTCCGAGGATGAGAAGCCGCAACACATCTCGATCCTTGACGCATGGCACATCGTCGAGGCCAAGCGGAAGTGCATCGAGAACGAAGCAGCGTTGAAGCGCTCTTTGGATAGGTTCGAACGGCTCATCCAGATGCCAACTGTCCCGTTGACGATACATACGACTCCATGCTAGCCGGAAACGAGTTATCGGCCACCGCCACCTCCTATCGGAGGCATAAGAATGCGGAACGAGCCGAAACAAAGACAGTTTTGAATGACAGACAGCATGGAATCCGCTATGAGCTCTGACCTCGAACAGAGGGAGCACAAAGCAACGCAACCCACACAGGCTACGCCACCGGCTCAGCCAGCACCTCCGATCCCCGATAAGCCGAGGTCGTTGGGTACGGCCTCCCACATGAGGGATGTGGAAGCCAACGATGGGCCAGGTGTGCCGCATGGCTACATGGAGATCTTCCCTGACGCGTTCCCTACGCAGGGCCTCTTCTATCCATCGAACACGAGGTTCTTCGTTCGGGCCGCGACGGTCGAGGCGATAAGGCACTTCTCCACGATCGATGAGACATCTCCGTTCTCTGTGAACGAGGGCCTGATCGATGTGATCAAGATGTGCTTGCTCATCAAGACGCAAGGCAAGCCACTCACCTACAAGGACATCAAGGACGATGATCGCATCCACATCATCCTAGCGATCCGTGAGGTCACCTTTGTCAGGGGAGAGAACAAGCTCGCCGTCAAGGTTGAATGCAGCTGTGGAAAGGAGAATGAGATCGAGGTGAGGAACTCGTCTTTCCGTCGAGCGGATCCAGTCGATGAGATCATGCGCTACTACGATGAGAATGGCAAGAGGTTCGTCTTCAAGACGAAGTCCTTCGGCGACATCATCATCACACCGCCTTCAATCGGCATCGCAACGATCGTGACCGATTACATCCAGAAGCTAGGCGCTGAGGGCAAGACCAAGGCCAAGCAGATGGACATGTCCTTCATCAAGATGCTGCCCTTCCTGGTCCAGGATTACCGCATGACTGACGAGAAGGCGATCAAGCGGATGCACGTGGAATTCCTGAGCTGGGGCCCAGAGAAGTTCCAGTTCATGAACGCCCTCGTCGAGAAGATCAGGCTAGGGGTGAAGGAGACCCTATTCTCCAGTTGTGAACAGTGTGGTGAGGAGATCACCACTCCGGTCACGTTTCCCGGAGGAATCCGCTCTCTTTTCGTTGTTTCAGATCTCTCTGGAGAACTCATTTAAGAACGACGTCTACCTCGGCTACCACAACCGGTTGCAGCCGTCGGAGATCGAGCGGATGCCGTACTACAAGTACGAGTACTATGTGCAGCACCTGAGCACCCTGCTGCAGGAGAAGAAGGAGGCCGAGGAAGGGCAATCCAAGTCCTACCAACAGGACCAACCTTCGATAAATAAGACGATGGCAGACGCAAGGCGAATGATGCCGTCCATGGGTTCGATGCCAAAATTCCCTGGGATGCCTTCAGGGTTCAAAATCTGACCTGATGGGTGGCCGGACCAAAGAAACAGGGTAGCTCAATTGACACGCTCCAGTCGGTCCTAGATCGGCTGGAGCGTATGGTCAATTACGCGGCGGACGCTTCTGACGAATCCGCCAGAATGTTGGGGTCGATCGAGACGCAGATCAGGACCTCAGTGACGAGCGAACTCCGAAAGCAGTCCAAGATCCTCTCGAGCATCGAATCGAGGCTCGCCAAGCTCTCGTTCGACGCAGGTTACAAGGCGATCGCCGGTGAGCTGGCCTTCATGGCCAAGTCCCAGACTGAGATGGCCCAAGGCATCGACCGAAGGTTGGATGCCCAGAATTTGGCCATGGGCGCAATGAAAGCTGGGCAAGATGCGTATCATTCGCTATCGTTCGACCAAAACCAGGAGCAAACTGGCATCCTCAAGGGCATACTGGGCGCCCAACTCTCTGCGAAGGAATCCCTGGTAGCCATAGAGCGGAAGGACGAGAGGCCCATCGTCAAGACGCTGACCGAGTGGTTGGCCTCGGAGTTCAAGGAGACTAAGGCCTTCCAATCAGCGGCCATCGGCCAGCTGAGATCTATCCTGGAGGCCACCAAATCCAAGGGCGAGGGATGGGGTGAGCTGACTCTCAGCGAGCTCATCGAGCACGGCGCCACACTGAAGAACATACTCGGTGAGATCGGCCTGATGAGGAAGGCCGCCGAGGATTCTAAAGGGAAGGACCTCAGTCAGGGCCTCAATTCGGTCATCGACGACACCAAGGCCATCAGGGTCTTCCTCGAATCGATCGAGAGCAAGCTCCAAGCCCAGACCGATGCGTTCAAATCCGCGTTCCAGGGCAAGTCCAACGAGGAGATGGCCAAGAAGCGCATAAGCGCGAAGGATGCCAGCAAATTCACCAAGGCGTTCGGAGCCCTGGCAGATGAGATCACCAACCTATTGGACGTTGTCGATGCCGCCGGCCAGAGTGGAGAGAACGTCAAGAAATTCCTGGTCTCGATAGCCGACGGCGTGGTCGAGTTCTCGGAGAAAGTCGATCCGAAGAAGATGTCAGAGGTCAGGTCGATGCTGATCTCGTTCTCGAAGTTCGCGCTGGTCTGGGGCATCATGTTCTCGGCTGCCATCCCTTCGTTGGCTCTGAGTGTGAGGGGCGCGACCCTCTTCTCCACTGCGATCTCAGCGATGATGGAGGGCCTCAAGGCCGTCGAACAGGACAAGGTCGAATCGGCAAGGCAAGTCGTCTCGCTAGGAAACCTGGCGGCCCTGTTCGGAGCAAGCTTGACACTGTTCTTCCTCACCGGCAAGGAATCCATCGCTGGGGCCCAGATGTTCGTCTCAGCGTTGGAGACACTGACGAAGGGCCTCCAAGACGCGAGGGATCCTAAGGCGATTGAGTACGCCGAGCAGGTAGTCGCGTTGGCCCACAGGTCAGTGATGTTTGGGGTGACCCTTTCGCTGTACAACAAGGTCTCCAAGGGAGCGGTGTCGGGCGTCAACGCCTATGCCAACTCGCTCGATCTCCTGATGTCGGTGATCCAGGAGGGCAAGGATCCCAAGGGAATCGAGTACGCGGAGAGGATCATCAAGCTGGCCCATAAGGCTGTGCTGTTCGGAGCTGCGTTGGCCATCTACAACAAGGTAGCCAAGGAATCCAGTTCTGGCGCCGAGCAGTTCGGATCGGCCCTCAAGAAGCTGATCGAATCGGTCCAGAATGGAAAGGATCCGAAGAGCATCGAGCACGCGGAGAGAGCGATAGAGCTGGCCAACCATGCGATCTCGTTCGGGCTGAGGATGTCGATCCTCAACAGGATGGGATCGTCCGTCTCCTCTGGCACCGAACTCTACGTCAAGACGCTGTCCATGCTCGTGGACGGCCTCTCTTCGGCCAAGGATCCTGGCTCGTTGAAAGCGGCGGAGACTGCGTTGGGCCTCGCTAACCGCTCACTCGCATTCGGCATGTCGATGGTTGCCTTCGCTGCCATCGGAAAGGCCGCATCGCTCGGCTCTGACATGTTCGTCAGGTCGCTCAACTCCTTGTTGGATGGACTATCCGAAGCGAAGGATCCGAAGGTCATCGAGCATGCGGAGCGATTAGTGGCTTTAGGCCGCAGTTCGCTCCTGTTCGGCCTCAGCCTTGCTGCCTTCGCGGTCATCTCTCCGTTGGCCCTGATCGGCGCTCTCACCTTCACACTTTCCATAAAGGCCCTCATCCTCTCGTTGGACAGCGTCGACAAGGACAAGGTCGACAACATCAAGAACCTGATGACCCTGACTAGGGGCATCCTTTGGTTCGCTGCCTCGTTGGCCATCACTTCCCTGGTGTGGGATAAGGTCCTGCTTGGTGCCTTGGTCTTCTCTGGCACGATCATGCTGTTGGGCTTGGCGCTCGATTTCCTCGATGGCAGAGACATCAACAAGGGCATCGGCTCGCTCTACAAGCTGTCGTTGGGAATCGTCGCGTTGGGGCTTGGGATGCTGGCCTTCTACGTCCTAGCGCCTCCTGAAGTGGCTCTCCAGGTGATCCTCTCGGTCGGAGCGATGGCACTCACCTTTGCGGTGGTTGGCGAGTTCTCAGAGGACATCGGTCAAGGTGCGATCGCTATGGCCCTTGTGGCTGGAAGCTTGCTCTTCGTCACGATCTCCATGTTGATCTTCAAGGCGACAGGGCTTGGGATGGAGGATGGCTTCAACATCGCCGTCACCGTTGGGTTGTTGGCGCTTCCATTCATGCTTGCTGGCATCGAACCGATCGCAGAGTGGATCGTCGACGGAGCCATCACCCTTGCGATAGCAGCAGTTGCGCTATCCGCGATCTCGATCGGGTTGCTCATCTTCAAGGCGTCCGAGTTCACCGTTGACGATGGGCACACGCTCGCCGCGACGATCGGTGGCATGGGCCTCGTGTTCGCTTTGGTAGGCATCCCAGTCGTGGCGATCGCCATCATCCTAGGTTCCATCGCGCTCGCTGTGGCTGGCATCTCATTGGGAATCATCTCGCTCGGGATGGCCGCGTTCAAGGCTGTGGACTTCGACGAGTCAGACGGCGAGAGGCTCAAGGTCGCCCTCGGGTCCATGGTCTATGGCTTCCTAGGCGGAGAGCCGGAAGGCGGGTTGCTCAGCAGCTTGGCCTTCGCTGGCAAGCTCGCCGCTAGGACCGCGCTGCTCTTCCTGGCCGTTCCGCCGATGATCATGGCCGCCGGCGCCCTGGCTCTGATCAGCACTGGCCTCATGAACTTCAAGAAGGCCAACTTCGGACAATCCGACGCTGATGCCATGGAGTACTCCATCGGCTCGCTCGTCAAGGCTTTCTCCATCGTCGTAGACAAGAAACGCCAACAGGAGCTGGGCATCGACATCGACCCCATCTCGATGTGGCTCGCGGTGAAGTCCCTCTCCGACATCGGAAGCGTGGTCTTCGAGCTTGGACGAGGAATCCAATCGATAGCCAACCTTGAGATAGTCGAGTACGAGGTGCAGAACGGCAAACTCGTCGCTAAGTCAGTCAGGAAGCTCAACGACTCGGACTTCAACAAGGCCGGTGAGAACATCTCGAAGATCCTATCGGCGCTTGCCATCCCATTGGCACAGATCGGGATGCTCGAGAAGGAAGGATCGTCCGGCAACGCTCTCTTCGATTCCATCTTCTCCAACGGTTACATCTCGACTGGTATCAGGGCCATCAGTGATCTCGGTGAGACCATCGCTAACCTTGGCCGCGGGATCAAGGACTTCGCTAACCTCCAGATCGTCGAGTACGGCGTCAAGAATGGCAAGCTGGTCCCGATCAAGTCGACTTTGATGACGGACACCGATTTCGTCACAGCGTCGATGAACATCGGCCGTGTGACAGGATTCCTAGCCATGGAATTCGCCAAGATCGGGAAGATGGAGGATGACAGCTCCGGCTGGTTCTCCGATGGGTATGTTACTAACGGTGTAGAGGCTATCGCTGGGATGGGCGAGAACCTGAGCGAATTGGCCAAGGCCGTGGTGGCGATGGCCAGAATGGAGGTCGTTGAGCACACCATCAAGGACGGTAAGTTGGTGCCGAGCAAGGTCATCGCCGTCGGCAACGAGCAGCTATCCGCCGCATCCACGAACATTGGCCTGATCCTCGGCTTCCTGGCCACCGAGTTCGCTAAGATCGGCCGCATGGAGGACGAGGGAAGCGGATGGTTCTCCGATGGAATGGTGACCAAGGGCCGTGATGCAATAGTTGGCATGGGCAAGGACATCTCTTCTGTCGTCGACGCGATCGTCAAGATCGCCACCTCGGAATTCACGACATTCGCGGTCGTGAACGGCCAATTGGTGCCGACTGCCACGAGGAAGCTCAACGCCAACGACCTCAAAGCCGCATCGCAGACCATTGGAATGGTCCTGAACGTTTTCGCTGCCAACATCGCTGCGGTGGGCTCGTACATGGAGAACAAAGAGGATCAGATCAAGATCGCGACGAAGTACCTGCCGAAGATCTCTGAGCTCCTCAGCGCAAGCGCAGATTCGCTGAACAAATGGGCCCAGATCCCAGATCCGAAGGCCAGGGTGCTTTCGCTGACGGAGTTCCTGAACTCCACCAAGTCGGTGTTCGACTCGGAGAAGGATAAGAACCTGGGCCTCAAGCTCGAGTACTTCGGCATGTTCTCCAAGCACATGGAGACCCTTGCTTCATCGAGCACTGGCCTTGATGCCGCGGCCAAGAGCCTTGAGAGAGTGGAGAAGTCCATGAAGGCCATCAAGGAGAGCGTCAACGGGATGGACCTCAAGAAGCTCACCACGACCGATTCGCTGGTCAAATCGTTGGCCATCATGTCAAAGTCGCCAGAGGCAACAGCCAAAGCGATCAAGGAATCGATCGAGGATGCGTTCGAGAAGTTCATAGAATCCTTGAAAGATGTCACAGGTGATATCAAGGGAGACTCGTCGTCAGGGCCGACGATCATTCAGACCCAAGCGCCTGCTCCGGCTGCCGCCGCGCAGCAACAATCGAACGCCATCATGATGGCCCAAACCCAAGCCAACCAGGCCAGGATGGACATGTCGAAGATGATGGAGAGGTTCAAGGAAGAGATCATCGATGGACTCAGCTCCGTCGAGATGAAAGTCCGTGTAGTCAACAACAACTTTGGATAAGCGTGACGAAGAAGAAAAGTGAGAAGGCGATTGAGCACGTCCAATTGGGCCCGCTCGATGGAATCAGAGTGGAACTCAAGTACAAGAACAAACCACAGCGCGAGTTCGCTGACCTGATCAGAGACAAGGAGATCACGATCTGCAGCGGATCACCAGGCACAGGCAAGACCATAGTCTCCTGCTTCGAGGCCCTGAAACTCCTCAAGACACAGCCAGACGTGTACAAGGAGATCGTCATCGTCAAGTCGGTGACCCAGCTCCAGGGTGAGGACCTAGGTTACCTCAAAGGAACGTTGGCTGAGAAGATGGAGCCTTTCATTTTCTCCTTCATCCACAACTTCGAGAAGATCGTCGGCAGGGATGCAGTGAGAAGGCTCAGGGACCTTGGGATGATCAGGACGATGCCGATCGCCATGATGCGAGGAATCAACCTCGACAACTGCGTGGTGTTGGTAGATGAGGTCCAGAACATCACGATCCAGAACGCGCACACCATCCTCACTAGGATCGGTTACAACTGCAAGATGATCCTGCTCGGCGACGAACAGCAATCAGACATCAGGAACAAGAAGGATTCGTCCCTCTCCATCCTGAAGTCCATCTTCGCCAGCGATTCCGAGATCGGGACCATCCACTTCGGAGACGATTGCATCGTCAGGAATCCGCTCATCGCGAAGATCGAGGAGAGGTTCCGAGAGCTAGCATAAGAGTTTGATGAAGGTCTTCGTGACGAGTGATCTCCTCTTCGGTCGCCAGAAGGCAGCTGAGGACCGTGGGTTCGGCACCGCGGATGAGATGGAAAAGGTGCTGATCGATCGGTGGAACTCCTCGGTCGGCGTCAATGATCTGGTGTACCACCTTGGCAACTTCTCATGGGATCCGATCTCAGCGGAAACCGCCCTGCCATACCTCAATGGGAAGATAGTGTTCGGATCTGGAATGTATGATCGCCACATGGCCGACATCTCACAGGTCCTACTGGGCAAGCACTCCATCCTCAAGCACTCGATCAATGTCCTGAGGGACATCCCGATCTCGAAGAAGAAGAAGTTCGACGTTGTGATGTCATATTGGCCTCTGATCGATTGGCCAGGCAAGGAGAACGGGATCATGCACATCCATGGAGGATCGATCGCTTCGAACCTCGAGGATGGCCACCGGTTCAGCGCGTCATGTGACCGTTGGGATCTCAAGCCAGTAGAGATCGAGCTGCTGTTCGACGTAGCCAAGGATCACTCGGCTGGCAAGGACAAAGTTTTGGACAAGCACTGAGCCGTTCACGGTTTCGGTTATTTTAGGGAAGCAACAAACCAAATTTACAGACAAGCGCATGAGTGAGGTGAAAGACATCAGGGAACTTGGGCTGGAGTTCAAGGAGACCAGGAGCGAGCGAGCATTCGTGAAACTATACAATCGAATTGCACCGGGCTTAGAATTGTACCTCATGAAGATCATGCGTGACAAGGATCTGGCCGGGTACATGCTCACGAAGACGATGGGCAAAGTCTACCAGAGCATCGATCAGTACAAGCCGGAATACCAGATCTCGACTTGGATCTACCGTATCGCGTTCATCAATGCGTGCTTTGAGCTACGCGCGATGAAGAAGAAGAAGATCAATTACATGAGCGACTTCGATTCGGAGAACAAGAATCAACTCTCCAAACTCGAATACGAGCAAGCAGTGGAGAACATGGAAGTCGACGATACGCTGTTGGAAAGGCACACAACTGATGAGATCGCCGACGCAGTCCAACTGCTACCAGAGTATGAGCTCAAGTTGGTGATGGATCGGTTCTACGAGGGCATGGACTTCAGGACGCTTGCTGTCAAGCATGGCATGGATGTCTCTAGCGCCAAGAAGGCGGTCAACAAGGCCAAGAAACTGCTCAAGGGCATCATCAGGGCTGAGCGCAACCGATTGAACGAGTTGACCGGTCAAGAGACACAGGAATTCGATGTTGTCTCTGACGACAGGGACGACCAAGAAGTGGAGATCGACGCGGACGAGGTCGAATGTGAGTTGGCCTGATCCGGCAGCATAGAAACTTTCCATGAGAGAAAGAGACATCGAGAAGATCGAGATGCCAGAGGTCGTAGCCAGGATTCCATGGTACGATTTCTGGTCGACTCCAATCGGAATAGTAGAGGAGCTCAGGTACTGGTGGATCTGGAGGAAGGAAGTCATCAAGGACGCCAACGAGAAGGTGTTCATGGCTCACGATCCGCAGGTGAGGATCGATTGGCTAGGTAGGCTGTACACAGTGGTCAACCTGCCAGAGGAACTCTATCCGGAGGAGAATGCTGCCATGCGAAGGCCTTTCGTGCTGGATTACCTCAGCCACCTGGATCACCTCTTGATGAAGATGAGGTTGAACGATCTGGTCTATCCAGAGATCAGGGAAATACCCAACCGGTTCTCATACCTCATCATCCTATCGCCTTTCAAAGGCGAGTTCCTCAACTTCGGCCGCATCGTGATGTGGTTCATCAAGGCCGCCGCATTTGTCGCTATTTGGTCATTGGCCGATCGGATGTTCATCCGTTTCTCTGGCTTCGGCATAGTGGACAACATCAAATCACTGTTTGCATGAGGACTATCACTGGTAGCGACGGGACTGGCAGGTTCTACATCGTCGATGAGGCCAAGAAGCTAGCGTTGCCATCGGTGACAACTGTGCTCGGCAAGATGTCAGAGAAACAGGGCCTCGAGGAGTGGAAAAAACGGATAGGCGAGAAGAAAGCAGCCGAGGTCTCGAGGTTCTCGGCTAACCGCGGCACTTTCATGCACCTCATGCATGAGAAGACGTTGGACCTGCGCTTCAACAAGGGCATGACCGAGGGAGTCATCAAAGAAGCGTACGCCGAGGCCCTCAACGAGACCAAGGACATGACGAAGGAGGAGCAGGAGTGCGGTCGTCGCCTCTTCTTCAACTTCTATGGGACTGACTTCTACTCTCGGATCAACCGGATCGTGATGCAGGAGAGCCCAGTCTGGTCGATGCTGGGCGGCGGTTACGCTGGCAGGTTGGATCTCCTGGTCGAGGATGACCTTAGCCAGATCAAGCTCGTGGACTTCAAGAGCTCGAGGAAACCCAAGAAAAGGGAGTGGATCAGGAACTATGAGATGCAAGCCGCTGCCTACTCGGTCGCTTGCAACGAGCAGTTCGGTTTCTTCCCAAAACGGGCCGAGATCTGGATCTCGTGTGAGACAGGCGACATGCAGGAATTCGTGATGACGAGGTCGGAGCTCATGGAAGCGTTCAAGGAATTCCACTCGCTCGTCAAGGGGTTCCATGCCAAATTCAAGGCTCCAGAGGTAAGATGAAAGTGATCAAGGCCAGTGAGGTGCCATTGCCTCCGCGCATACCAAAGATCATCCACCAGGTGTGGATAGGCCCTAAGAAGATGCCGAGGAGGCTGATCGATTCATGGATCGCGCTCAACCCATCGTGGGAGCATAGGCTCTGGACGGAGAGCGAGCTCGTAGGGTTTGGCCTGAAGAACCAACGCCAGTTCGACGAGATAGAGGAGTGGGCGGGCAAGGCCGATGTCCTACGGTATGAGCTGTTGCACAGGTTCGGCGGTTTCTTCTGTGACGCAGATTCGCTCTGCATCAAGCCTCTCGACGATTTCCTCATCGAGCGCGACTCGTTCGCCGTGTTCGAGAACGAGCAGGTGAGGGCTGGCCTGGTCGCAAACGGCTACATTGGGGCCACCAAGGGCAACGCACTGATGAGGCAACTCATCGATGGAATCTCGATCAAAGAGGTGTCACAGGCGAAGACCGGGAAGATGGCATGGCAGAACGTTGGCCCGGTCTACTTCACCGAGACCATCTCAAGGACCAAGCATCCGATCAGCATCTATCCGTCCTGGCTATTCATACCCGAGCACTATAGCGGAGTGGTGCATAATGGACCAGGAGAGCCGTACTGCAAGCAGTTTTGGGGCTCCACCCACGAACTCAGCGACCCAGAGTACTACAACAAAATGCAATGACATGCCAGCAGATTTCATGGTGAGGCTCCAAACCGAAAAACAGGAGCTCGAAGAAAGGGTAGATAAGCTCGAAGGATTCATGTTGAGCCCTGAGTTCGGAAAGCTCAGTCTCGCTAATCGTCTGCTCCTAGAGACCCAATTCCGGGCAATGGGCGAATACCTGACGATCCTATACATCAGAACTGACCTGATCAAGGCTGAGAGTTTCGTAGCCTCACATAAGAAGGCATCCAAGCCCAAGATCAAGCGAAAGAAATGAGCGTCTCGTTCCTCATCCCAGTGTTCCGGGTCGAGCTCGACTGGTTCAAGCAAGCGATGTCATCCGTCTTCAGGGAGCTCGATCAGACGAAGGCTCCTGGCTACGAGGTGGTCATAGTCAACGATGGCACGGAGCAACAGGACCTGATCGAATACCTGGCTGAGCTCGAGAAAGATGATCGGGTAGTAGTGGTCGATTCTGGAAAGAATCTCGGCGTCGCTGGGGCCCTGAACCTTGGGATCGAGCACTGTAAGAACGGGTTGATCGCTAGGATGGATGCCGACGACATCATCCTTCCTGGCCGATTGAAGAAACAGATTCACTACATGAACATGAACCGGGAAGTTGCGGCTCTTTCCACTGGCCTCAACTACCTCATGTTCTACGGCGGCCAATGGGGTGTGGCTGAACCGCCGGTGATACACCCACCGACCATCACCAAGGAGATCGCCAAGTCCTCGTTCTGGTTCATGAACCATCCCACTGTCATGTTCAGGAAGAACATGCTCCTGGACGCTGGCATGTACGACGATTCACTCAAGGGCTTCTCAGAGGACTATGAGCTCTGGATCAGGATGCTCAGGCTTGGCATGAGGCTCGACAACCTACAGGAATCGACTCTGCTGCTGCGCATCAACCCTAACAGCGCGACGAAGAGCTTCAACCAAGCGAACCAGGAATTCCTGGCCAAAACACAGGCTTCCCTATGAGGCATTTCGACTTAGCAGATTCCTGCTTCGCGCACTGCAACTACAGCAACAATCCGTTACAGGAGGCAAGGGAGCTCAGGTGGAACAGGGATCTAGCTAACCCAGCTTCGAAGACGATCTTCATCACCGACCGCACGATCCCACACTTCGCTGGACTGCAGGGAAGGTTCAAGGTCGCTTGGTTGCTGGAGCCTCGCGAGCTCAATCCAGCGCTGTACGATTGGGTCATCGCTAACCACGGGATGTTTGATGTCGTCATGTCCCATGATGTCGATGCGATGTCCCACCTTCCGAATTTCCTGTGGGTCCCTTTCGGCGGATGCTGGATTCCAGAATCGAATTGGGGCTATCCCGGAGATAGGACTGGGGTCTCGATCGTCGCATCTGAAAAGCGACAGACCATAGGCCACTGCCTGATGCACACTGTCATAGCAGAGAACAGCGGGCTTGAGGTGATGGGCCGAGGATACAAACCCATCAATTCGAAGCTCGAATCGATGAAGACTGGCTTCCAAGTGGTCATTGAGAATTCGAGCCGCAACGGGTATTTCACAGAGAAGCTGATAGACTGCCTCATCACTGGCACAGTTCCCATCTACTATGGGTGCCCTAACCTCGAGGATTATGGCTTCAACATGGGTGGCATCCTGCACTGCTCCGACAAGGAAGCCATCAACGCTTCGATATCGCTGGCGCTGATTTCTGACCCAGTCCTCCTTGCGATCGAAATTGCCGACAACATAAGAGTAGCTCAGCGCTACATCCTAGCCGAGAACTACATCTACGACAAGTACAACAATCTACTCCCATGATACCACAGTTCAACCAGTTCTTCGCGGAGAACGGTGAAGCCAAGAGGACCGATTACCCTGAGCTCGGACCAGACTCGATCGTCTTCGACGTCGGAGCCTTCAAGGGAGAATTCGCGGATCGGATCCACAACAAGTACGGATCTCTCGTCTACTGCTTCGAGGTAGCTCCAGAGTTCATCGTCGGTCTCAACAATAAGTACAAGGACCACGAGAAAGTTTGGGTGTACCAACACGGACTCGGCGACAAGACCGCGAACTTCAACATCAGGCACGCACAGAACGCGACCTCCATCTTCGGACAGGAACAGAACAAGAAGGGCGAGGCCGAGGTGATCGCCATGTCGGAATTCATGGCCAAGGAGATGAAGGACGACCAAATGATCGACCTCATCAAGATCAACATCGAAGGCCCAGAGTACGACCTTGTGGACCACATGATCGACACTGGGATCGTCAAACGGTTCAGGAACATCCAAGTCCAATTCCACAATTTCGTTCCAGACGCCGAAGCAAGGCTGACGTCGATCAGAGAGAAACTGAAGGAGACGCACGATCAGGTGTGGAACTATGATTTCGTATGGGAATCATGGAGGCTAAAAAGCTGACCGGCGGTTGCACCTGGAACCAGAACGGTGTCAGGTGTGGGCTAGATGCGACCCATGATTGCGTGGCCAAGACTGGCGAGGTGTGGGCCAGGCTCTGCGATGAGCATAACAACATGCTCTCCGAATCACTGAAGGACCCATCAAACATGCGGAAGATGCTGTCCAATTGGGTCAGTGCTGGAGGCGGGCCAGCGATCATGTCGAAAAGAACTAACAGATGATGGAACGAACGCTCGTTACCGGAGGTTCCGGGTTGGTGGGATCCCACCTCAGAAAGCTGATGCCGACCGCGGCTTTCGTGTCGAGCCGTGACTACAACCTCATGGACCAGTTCGACGTCGATCGCCTCATGATGCGAGGCTGGGATCGGGTAATCCACATGTCGGCAAGGGTTGGTGGGATAGTGGACAACCAATCGAACCAATTGGCCTATCTGGAGGAGAACATCCTCATGAACACCTACTTCCTGAGAAAGGCCAGGGAGCTTAGGATTCCAAGGCTCACTGGGATCCTCTCGTCGTGCATCTGTCCCACGAATTGGAACCGATATCCGATGATCGAGGAGGATCTCCTCATGGGCGAGCCCAATGAGTCGAACTACACCTATGCGATGGCCAAAAGGATCATGGCGAGGCAGATCGAACTGTCCAACCAATCTGGCCAAGACATCAAATGGAATTACTTGGTCCCATGCAACCTGTACGGTGAGGGAGACAAGTCAGACCCATCGAAGAGCCACTTCGTGACCGCCTTGCTCCATAAGATCAAGGATGCGGTCGCGCTAGGGAAGGACCACATCGAACTCCTGGGCGAAGGTTATGAGCAGAGGCAATTCATGCACGCCGGAGACCTGGCAAGGGTGATCAAGGAGGTCTGTGATCGTGACATCCATGTCTCTTTCAACGTCGCTCCACCCGAGAACCTGACCATCCACAACATTGCGGATGTGGCATTGGAAGCTACCGGCAACACCCACCTTGGGATTCGGTTCCAAGGAGGATACGGAGGCGAGGTGAGGAAAGACATCAGCAACAAGAGGATGATGGCCCTGATCCCAGATTTCAAGTTCACAAGCCTGCGAGATGGGATGCGCTCAGTGTACTCCTCCATCGATCAAAAACCAGTCGAAGCATGATCACTGCAAGGCTAATGGGCGGGTTAGGCAACAACCTGTTCCAGATAGCGAACCTGATGGCTCGGTCGAAGGAGAGCGGGTACGTCGCTAAGGTGCTCCCTCACGTCGAAAGGTACCACTATGGGAAGCTCAATGGCTCAGTGGTCCTCGAAGTAGAAGACATCTTCGAGGACACCTCCTACATGACCAACGACCTGTCGAAGGAGAGGTTCGTCTACTATGGCCACCCTGACATGGGCGGTTATTTCGGCTACACGAAGCCTCCTGTGTTCGATGGGATACTCTACGATGGGTATTTTCAATCGCACAGGTATTTCGAATCGATAGACCACCGATCACTGTTCGCTATCAAGGGTTCTCTACAACAGCGTGTCAGGTCAGAGCACCGCCTCCAAAGGAACAGCGTCGCTGTCCATTGCCGGTTCGCCGGCGATCGGCTTAAGCCTGAGACCCTGCCATACCATGGGGTGGTCTCGATGGGATTCTATAAGCAGGCGTTGGAACGGATCCAAGACATCCTCGAGGAGACGCTCAGTGTCTATGTCGTGACCGACGATCCAGACGCTGGCAAGGTGGAGCGCATGTTCGCTGACATCTGTCCCACCGCTGAGATCTCTGTGGTGAACGGAGACATGCAATCGTCATTCGCCCTGATGGCGATGTGCTCACACAGTGTCCTTGGCAACTCGACGTACTCCTGGTGGGCGGCAATGATCAACCCTAACAACCCGATCGTGGTCGCCCCGAACACTGAGTGGTTCGGTCCGTTGAACTCCCATATCCATAAGGGAGACCTATTCCCATCCGATTGGATACTGATCTGATCGTCGGACCCAAGCTGGGCATACGATCGACATGTCTGAACCGAGAGTCGCACTGACCGTCGAGACCATCTCCAAGCAGGAGATCGATTCGCTGAGGGATTGGCTTGGCACCTACCCGAGGCTGACGAAGGGCCAGGTCACGTTGGATTTCGAGAAGAAATGGTCCCAAACGGTTGGGATGCGCCACTCGACTTTCGTGAACTCCGGAAGCTCAGCGATCCTGCTAGTCCTATCGGCGATGATAGCCATGGGCAAGATCGACGTAGACGATGCGATCGTAGTTCCAGCCCTGAGTTGGCTGACCGATGTCTCGAGCCCAATGAACTTGGGCCTGAGGCCCATCCTTTGTGACGCTAACCGAGAGGACCTTTCATTGGACCTCGATAAGTTCGAACAGATAGTCGTGAAGGAGAGCCCAAAGGTGGCCATCGTGGTCTCTGTTCTGGGACTCAGCCCGAACATGGAGAGGCTCAAGCGCATCTGTGACCGGTATGGGGTCCTTTTGATCGAGGACGTGTGCGAGTCTCTTGGCACCGACTTCGATGGCGAGTGGCTGGGCACGTTCGGTTACGCTTCACTGTACTCGCTCTACTACGGGCACCACATATCCACCATCGAAGGCGGCATGGTCTGCACCGACGATGCCGAGCTAGATGCCGTGGTGAGATCGATGCGATCGCATGGTTGGAACAGGGATTGGAGCCCAGAACGGGCCAAGAGGATGGACGAGAAATGGCAGATCGACCCATTCCAATCCAAGTACACCTTCTTCTATCCGGGTTACAACCTCAGGGCAACCGACTTACAAGCCTTCATCGGGCTCAAACAGGTCGATCGGATAGGAGAGATCTCAGAGAAGAGGCACGACAACTTCATCCTCTACGAGAGCCTGTTGGGCGACATCAACACCGGGATAGACCTGAGCGCAGCCATCAGACGCTCTAACCGGATCTCGAACTTCGCGTATCCTATCGTCTTCCACGACTCAAAGGAACGATCCTTCGCTGCCACGCTTCTCGATTACGCCGGGATAGAATCCAGGCCTCTCATCGCTGGATCAATGGCGAACCAGCCTTTCATGAAAAGGGCCCATGCCATCCAAGATTTCTCGAGCCCGTACTCCTTGGCAATGGCAAACTACGTCCACACATGTGGCATGTACCTTCCTAACAACCACACGATGGGCAAAGAGGAAATCGAATTCGTGGCAAGCGTGCTGGATCCGATCCGGCAATCGCGCAAGAGGAACGCATAAGAGACCATCCAAACAAAGGAAACGAGATGTCAGAGACAAAGACCAAGAAGGTGAAAGCGGCCGACGTGCCAGCGGCCCAAGTAGTGCCAGTTTCTGGCGCAAACATCCAAGCGCCGACCGGCCAACGGACAGTCGATGCGGCCAAGGTCGCCGAGCTGGAAGTCAAATGGGACCAGATCAGCGATAAGCTCAGCAAAAGCATCTACGTCGCGACGATGAGCAGGGAGCTAGCGTTGCACTTCAGGGACGTGGTGGTCGAAAGCTTCTCGTGGAAAGGCCCACAGTGCTTGATCGTCGAGAAGATCTTCGAGAAACTCGACGCTTGCATCGATGGCCAAACGACGCCCGAGATCTCCATCGACTTCGACCACGATCTGCTCGAGGTGCTGACGGTCCTGATCAACAGCTACGTTTCGCACGGGAAGACGAACACGATCTCGTTCAGCAAGATCACCGAAATCCTGTCGGTGCCGGTTCAGGAACTGCAGAACAACCGCAAGGCTCTCCGTGAGGTCTCGATGGAACTCGAGGCTGCAAGGCAGGGCATGTCCCTCGAGGACTTCATCCTCAAGATGCAGGAAGCGCAACGCCAACAGTCCCAACACCAATGAACCCAACATTGCAACCGAAGCTGACGATGGGTGGATTGGCGCTTGTGCTCGTCCTCTGCCTGATGCAGACCTGCAACTCCTGCAGCACATCCACTCAGCTCTCGAAGATGACCAAGAGGATCGATGCCCTCGATTCCACTACATCGACCAAGGCATCTGTCTCCGAGACCGAAAAGATCATCAAGCTCGAAGGGCTTCGGATCTCGAAGCGCAACCTCTACGATCAGAACGCGATTGTCAGGACAGCCATCAGGCCAGACGATCGGATGAACGAGTACGACGCTGAGATCGATTCGATCCAACGGAATAGATAAGGACCTTCCGAAGCCTAGCAACTTCGTGCTGCTCCGGCGAGTTCCTCTCCGGACCCAGGGCCGGCCAGAAATGGTCGGCCCTATTTGTTTGACAGTAGTTAAGTCACTGAAGTAGAAATTTCGGAGATCGAGGAATAGCACTCTATTTCTTGGCCGATCGAGTCCGCATTTGTTTGGCTCGAAGAGATCGAAGCTTACTGAGGACTCCTTGTTCAAGTTTAGGTTCTGTTGGATGGAGCTTGACAATCTGATGACAGATCCAAATGAATGAGCTCAGATCAAGATCCCATTTGATCTGGTTGATGAATTTGTGGACCCACTGGACATTGTCTTTAGTGTAACCCTTGTTCGAGTCGATTCTGTCGATAGAAGCAGTTGATTTGCCTTTGGAGAATCCTCCACAGCTATCTGAGACCGAGATCGTAAGTCCTGAGATAGCACATTTGCTCTGTTGTTGCTCGAAGAGTTCTCGCATGAACTTTTCATCGATGTCAAATTCCCTTTTGTGTTTCTTGGCTCTGGCCCAAGCCCCATCGATGTGCTTGTGAAATGCATCCTTCTTCCGTGGATCAATCCGGCATGATTTGCAACCACCTTTGACGATGATAGCAAAATCTCGGCCACTGAACAGCTTCTCGAATCCACATTCACATCGAGTTCTCCATTTCAATCTTCTGGTACCGTTATCGAATCGAAGAAATTCACGGCCAACCACTTCCCATTTGCCAAATTTCTGGCCTGTGAGATCAGGAGCATTCTTGTGCAACTGATCATCGGGCAATTTCTTGCTACAGGATCGGCATGTTTGTCCGCTATGGTTTCCAAACACGGCGCCACAGCTATCCCATTTCTCTTTACCGCATTTACAGCGATACAAAGCCTTACGCTTCGTGACTCTGACCTCGACTACTGTCCAGGTTCCATAGACTTGTCCTACCATAGGAACTTTGACTCGTCTATTCGTCTTAGGGTTGAGAATGTGTTGGTGATTCATCATGCTATATATGCGATAGAATCTGTTAAACTTCAAACAGCAAGAAGGCTTCGATCCGATTACTATACATAGCCAAACAGCAACTACCAATGCCACATCCAAAGCTTTTCTTAGAGGGAGTTTGCGTCTGTGTAAACTACGGCGACTTCCTCGCGGAGACCCTCTCGGCGAATAAGACCCAGTTTAACCGGCTGGTAGTCGTGACGGACACCAATGACAAATGGACCAAGACGGTGTGCGAGTACCACCATGTCAAGTGCGTGCAGACGGATGTCTTCTACGAGAACGGCGACACGTTCAACAAGGGAAAGGGGATCAACGAGGGCCTGAAGCACCTCACGAACGAGGGATGGGTAGTCCAGCTCGACGCGGACATCTACCTTCCTCCAATGACCAGGGCAATCCTTGAGAAGATCGAACTCGATCCACAGACCATCTACTCGATGGACAGGCTTATGTGTCCAAGTTACCCTGAGTGGAGGCGTTACATGAGCAAACCAAAGCCAATCCATGAGGCCCACATCTACGTACACCCCGAAATCGGTGGATCTAAGCCGTGGCCGATCGGCGTCAGGATAGCCGAGTACATGAACAAGGGGTATGAGCCTATCGGTTACTTCCAAATGTGGAACCCTTTGCACTCTGGAGTCCACCAATACCCAATCGAACACGGCAAGGCCGATAGGACGGATGTCATTCACGCCAAGAAGTTCTCCAGGATCAAACGACAGCTCCTGCCTGAATTGATCTGCATCCACCTCGATTCGGAAGGCCTGAAGACCAACCAGATGGGTAAGAACTGGAACGGACGAAAGACTCTGCCATTCACAATCGATTATCTGATGGGCACCCAAGGTTACGGTCCATCTTGCTGGGTCCTCTTCTGGATGTACATTTGCGGCTGGTTCAGTCACCTCTGGTGGAGGCTCTTCGGTTGGACTGGCCTGGTAGAACGCCCAGAGCCGCACCAGCCTGATCCGGAGCAGTGCTGATCCTTGCGCATAAGATGCGCGATGATCACATTCAACAACGTCCAAGCCAATAACAACGGGATCGCTGGAATCTCTATTGGTGGAAATCTGTCTCCGCAACCCACATCTACTATCGATAGCCAATACTGTCGGTTATTGATGACCATCATGAATGAGGGCCGCCAGAAGGGAGACCGAACTGGCACCGGCACAGTGGCCACTTTCGGCCACATGCTCAAGGTGAACGCCGATCCAGATAAGTTCCCTATCCTGTTGGGCAAGAAGATGTTCTTCAGGGGCATTGTGGAGGAACTGCTCTGGTTCATCAGCGGTGGCACCAACATCAGGCCTCTCGTCCAGAAGGGCATCCACATCTGGGACGGCGACGCCTACAAGAAGTATGTCAAAGACACATCCGGGTATAACTTTCAATCCGATCTGGTTGGGCTCTCCATGGAGCAATTCGTCGAGAAGATCAGGGACGATGAGGCGTTCGCGAACCGGTTCGGCGACCTCGGTCCAGTCTACGGCAAACAGTGGCGGGATTGGGAGGACACAGACGCCCATGGGACCGGCCACTTCGACCAGTTCAGCGATGCTATCGAGACCCTGAGGAAGAACCCAGACTCGAGGCGTATCATCGTGAACTCATGGAACCCGGCCCTCATCGCTGAGATGACGCTGCCGCCGTGCCACTACTCCTACCAGTTCCAGACCGAGGAACTCACCGAGATGGAGAGGCGAGCGATCTGGGAGGCCAAGCTGACGGAGCGCAAGGAGATGCCGAGCGATTGGCCGACTCGGAGACTCAACCTCGCGATGAGCCAACGGTCTGCCGACACGTTCCTTGGGGTACCGTTCAACATCACCTCGTACGCGTTGCTCCTCAACCTGGTGGCCCGCGAGGTGAACATGGTCCCTGGCGAGCTCACCATCTTCTTCGGCGACCTGCACCTCTACAACAACCACCTTGAGCTGGCGAAGGAGTTCCTTTCACGTGACACTTCGTCGCTCCGGTATCCCAAGCTCAAGATCAAGCCAGGCTCTGGAATCTTCGATCTCCGATCTGAGGACATCAAACTCGAGGGCTATGACGCCCTACCAAACTGGAAGGATGTCCCACTCTCGAACTGATTTTTGGAGCTGGTTCAGGTGCCAGCCGAGCGAAAGGCTCAGGCCACTCATGCGAGGGTATCCTACATCTACCCAACCGAACCCAAGGCTGTTGAGGGCCTATCGCTTCGACGTGCTCCTCGATAAGTGGCCACTCATCAAACCGATCAACGGATCATGGCTATAGAAGTAAAACCGGATGGCCAAAAGTCGGGCCTCAAGAACCCAATCAAGCTCTTCCTCGCCGGATCTATCGAACAGGGCAAAGCCACACTCTGGCATTCGAAGGTGATGGATGCCATAGCTGGGTTCGACGACTTCATCGTCTTCAACCCAAGGCGAGACAACTGGAACCCGGATTGGGAGCAGAGCATACAGAACCCGGAGTTCGTGGCCCAAGTGAATTGGGAGCTCGACAGGATCGAAGCGTCCGACGTCGTGTTCTTCTACTTCGAGCCAGGCACAATGTCGCCGATCTCCCTGTTGGAGCTTGGTCTGTGTCTGAAAGGTAAAGCTGGCATCCAGGTTGTGATCTGTTGCCCGAAGGAGTTTTGGCGATCTGGTAATGTCGAATTGACAGCCAAAAAGTTCGGGCATGGGTATTGGTTCTCGGCTAGCCTGGACACCGCAATTGAAGACCTGGTTGAGCTGTTGTCAGGCCTCTCGATTCCGCCTAGGAGCCCGATTGGCTAGCTCTAGAATACATAGAGTAGAATGGAATCGTTCTACTATGTGTATTTTCATCTGAAACCCAAGTCTGAGGAGGTTTACTATGTTGGAGTTGGACATGGTAATCGCGCCTATTCAGTAAAGCCAGCCAGAAATCCATTCTGGAAAGCCGTCTATGACAAACACGGCATCGATGTAGTCATCATGCATGATGATTTGTCCTTATCAGAGGCATTTCAGCTCGAACGAGCCTACATCATTTCGATCGGAAGACGTGACTTAGGGACTGGCACGCTTACCAACTTGACGGATGGCGGAGATGGGCTCACGAATCCTAGCCTTAAAACCAGGACGAAGATGTCAGAGAAAGCCAGCATCAGTGGAATTCGACGTTTCCAGAATCCAATCGAAAGGGAAAGGGCCAGTGCGAACATGGCTAAAATGTGGAATCGATTGAGTCCGGAAGAAAGAGAAGATCGGATTCGTCGAGTCCAAGCCTCATTCACTCCGGAAGTATGTGCCAAAATCGTTGAGAAGATCAAGCTTCATTACTCTAATCCCATGAATCGTGAAGCTCACTCTGTTCGAATGAAACGCAGTTGGGATGGCAATTCAAACAGAAAGGCTGCGCTTGCTGATAGGAGCACAAAATATTGGACTCCTGAGCACCGAAAGGAACAGTCCGAAAAGATCATCAAGTTCTATTCCGACGAAGAAAACAGAAAGATGATCTCTGAGCATACCAAAACTCAGTGGCAGAATCCGGAAGTCCGAAAGAAAAGGTCTGATGGCATTCGAAAGAGATGGACTGATCCGGAATATCGCCGCAAACAATCTGAACGACAGAAGGCTTACTGGAAAAAGAAAAGATCGACGCAATGAACAGAATTCAGAAATGGGTTGTCGGCGTTTTCGTGACACTGTACCTTCTTACTGGGGGCATTTCGACAATCCATTCCATCGATTTCTTCAGTTTAGCTAATCCGAATTGGTTAGCAATCACTCTTGCGATCGCGTTTGAAATAGGAGCCATGGCATGCTTGGCAGCGATCATAGTCATGGATAAGACTGTTCGATGGATGGTTTGGTCTCTTTTCTGCCTAGTGACCAGCGTCCAAATCGTTGGAAATATGTACTACTCCTATTCTCACCTGTCCAATTTTTCGAAGTGGTCAGAGCTTTTCGGCCTATCCGATCAAGAACCCATGCTCCAAATGCGAATTCTCTCGGTAATCATCGGCGGCATCATCCCAATAGTTGCATTAGGCTTCATCAAATCACTGGTTGATGTAGCGAGACCAAAGTCTAAACAGAAGCAAGTTGAATCTGGACCATCAATCGAAGCAGATCCAACGCCAATTGAGGATGAGTTGGAGGCTCCAAAACCTGAGCTTAAAGCCGAGCCAGATCCAATCCCACCAACCGTTTCGGAATCGCAACCTGATTCCCAGATCCAGGCCCCAGAGCCCGATACATACGTAGAGCCAGTACCTCCACCGAGGTTCGGCCCTATGTAAAATGGGCAACGTCATAACCACCGAGTCTGTCTTCTCAAAAGCCTTTCTGGACCTTCAGAAGGACTTCTGTTGCAATGACACGAATGATGTTCGCTTGATCAGATGGATCGGGTGCACTCCAGCGGTCTACAAGGGCGCTAAGACTATTTTCAGCTCGGATGAGCTGTCGCTGTGTAGGTTCTTCCAGGCGATCGACACCTACCAATTCAGTGAACACGAATTGGCCCCTGGTGAAACGGCCGAAGCGGCGCTAGACGCTAAGTGGCTCATGATCAAGGTGAAATGGCCAAGGATCGATACCCTGTTGGAATCGGAGAAGATCATTGAGATAGGTCTCAACGGTCAAGCCGGTTACATCGGCATGACGATCCCGTTCAACATCGAATTGCCTGATCCAGAAGTCTACTACTACACGGTCATCAAGGACTTGTTCATCATGAACACGGAATCGAACCTTGCACCCAAGCTCAAGCTCAACAACATCTCGAACTACACTGTAGACATCGGCGTGTTCGCTGCGAAGTAATCCATGGAGGAAACAAACCTAGGAGAGATGGAAAGAGAGGGAGAGGATTGCTTCTGTAAGACGGCTTTCTTCCATGCGAAGTTCCCGTCCGATACGAACCTGGTTCTGGAGACTTCGCCAAACAGCAGGGTCTTCCCGCTGCACGACAACGTCTTCACCAAATCGAACTCATCGATCTACGTCGTGGACCCGAGCAACGGGTGCCTCTACATCAAGAAGCCTGGCACCTACATGTGCCACATGGACATCGATGTGGCTGGGATCGATGGGGATTGGGTACAATCGGCGATGTGGGCGTACGCTCTAGCTGAGACTCCAGAGGGGTACACACCGGTGCAGAGCCAACTCGTGCCCCTTCTCGTTGAGACGATCAACGAGGAGATCATCGATTACAGGCGCGCGAGGTTCCACTCGACCGTCGTGCTCCACGTCGGTGACGCGACCTACGGCATCGATAGCCCATCGGCAAAGGTGAGCTTCAGGACCGAGACAGAGGGAGATTTCAGCTTCGTGACCCAACGGCTCAACCTCACCATAACGAAAATCGGATAAGGCATGGCAATTCAAGGTAAATCAGCCCTGAGCGACCTGTTCGTTGCAGGATCGCAACTTACAGAGGAAAAACTTCAAAACCTCATCGAATCGAGCCACAATGTGGCCGACGATTCCGTGCTCCTTGGGCCAACCGGGCTCACTGGTCTGGCTGGAGTCTTCTTGGGCGCTGGCGCTTCGGTCCCAACATCATGGGACGGTAGCACCGGGTTCACGGGCCAAATATCACTATTTGGAACATCTCTGATGATCCATAATGGCGAGTATTGGACAGTTTTCGGTGGATCGACTACACTGGACAGTCCACAGCTCGGTCCGACAGGTCCGACAGGCCCAACTGGACAAAACGGCACACAGGGCGTCACAGGCCCAACTGGACAAAACGGCACACAGGGCGTCACAGG